GGTCTACCGCAGACCTGGCGATCTTCTTGTTCCAGCGGCCTTGGTCACGGGCGGTGAACTTGCGGTAGTCGGTGGGCATCGTGTTGACCTCTGCCCGCAGATTAGAACAATGGTCAACACTCTGCAAGCTGCCCGGATGCAGAAGAGGCGGCAGCTCTCGCTACCGCCTCGTTCCGCTGACAATCGCTCTAGGCCGCTATGCGGCGGGCGCTAGAACAGGTTATCGATCTCGACGCGTGCGAAGAACTCGGGACGCACGAGACTGATCTTGTGACGCGTGCGGACCGCGCGGCGCAAGGAGAGATCATTCGGGTCGATGAAGTTCGGGGTGATCTCCATCGGGACGTAGGGGCTGTAGATCAGGCCCGTGTCCAGGATGCTCGGTCCCTGGAACCCCATGAGAATCTGATTCTCGGGGAACATGGGATCGACGAAGATCATCCACTTGCGGCGCAGGACACCCTGCTTGACGATCCCGCCCTGGTAGACGTGACCCTCTTCCACCGCCGTGAAGCCGTCGATGCAGTCCAGCAGCGAGGCGACCTCGGAGCTGGTGATGCACCAGTTGCAGGGCGCGCGCTGGGTGCGCCGGTGCACGATGTGGCTCGCGCGCGACATGCGGATGACCAGGCTCTTGAGGTGCCTGTCGTCGTCCACGCCGCTCGGGGTCGCGCGGTCCCACTTGACCACGGCCATGGGCTCGACAGCGTTCAGCGCCGTTCCGGCGATCTCGCGATCGATCTCGGCGGTCATCTCGTCGGACATCATGGCGACGTTGTCGGCGTCCACGTCCCGGCCCCACATGGCCTTGAGGTCGTCGGAAGCCTCGACGCTGGCCAGGCTCTTGAGCTTGCGGCTCTCGGCCTCGATCGACTTGATGTCGATGTCCAGCTGCACCTCGGGGATGCGCGCGTTCAGCTCGTTGTCGTAACGGTACTCGATCGTGATCGCGTCGCCGTCCGCGGGAGCCGAGCCGAACACCAGACCGAGCTGGCCGCTCTGGTAGTTGACCGCGCCCGTGCCGCCGGCCATGTTCGTGCCAGCCACGACCGCGAAACCGCCAGCGCCGTTGTCGGTCGCGTTGACGATGCCGTTGACCTTGACGACCACGGTGCTCATCTGAGGCCGGGGCCACTTCAGGTTCTGGTTGTAGTCCAGCGTGACCGCATCGCCGGTGCCGAAGCGCTCGCCGTCGATGAAGTTGGAGCTGTACCACTTGTTCAGCACCTTGTTCATCTCGGTTCCGGCGACGACGGAGCCCTTGTCCGTGGCGTAGCGGGGCCGATAGAACGCGATTCCGCCGATCGGCCCAGTCATGGGCTGAACGGAAGCGATCTGGGTGGCGACGAGGCGCACGGCGGTCCGGCGAATCACCGGAAGCACGTACTTCATGAAGGGGCCGACATTCAGAGCGCGCGTCTCTTCGGTCAGTCGCAGAAGGTGACGCACCTCCTGCTCGATCATGAGCGCCGCGACGCCCTTGACGTAGTTGACGTAGCCGGGAGGCGAGCCGGACGAGATGTCCTCCTCGATGCCCTCCAGCATGTCTCCCCACTTGGCGACATACCGAGCCACCGCCGACGTGTCCTCGATCGGGCACGCCTTCGCGAGGTCGGTCTGTCCTAACATTCGCCGTGCCGTCAGCATGGCTCTACCTCCTGGTAAACGAGACGCCGCAGAATTGCGGCGCTACCTCCGTGATTGGCCGTTGCGTACCGCGCGAGCCAGGTTCGTCTGTTCCGTCAACGAAGTGCCCAAGAACGACAGGTCGTGGGCCGCCTCTCCGTTGCCGCGTTGTTGTTCCTCTTGCGCGACCTCTTGCTCGTAGGCGACGCGCTCGTCTTCGCGCATGGTCTCGCGCCCGCCGGACATCGCTCGCCGCACGCGCTCCAGCGGTCCGCCGGCCTCCTGCCCGCGCGTCTCGTAGCGCGTCGCCACCTCGTCGAGCTTGCGCTGCGACTTGATGCGGCCGTTGTGCACAGCCTCCATGATCTGCTGGCGCTTCGGGTGCCCGACGGTGCGGTCGCTGGCATAGGCGAACAGCGTTGCCTTCTCGCCGGTGCTCAGCGCGCTGTGCAGCTCGTCCTCGCGGCGAGCGATCAGCTTGCGGGCCTCCGACAGCTCCGCGTCCTTGTTGGCGAGGGTCGCGAGGAACTGCTCCTGCAGGCCGTCGATCCGGCCGGCGATCTCCTCGCGGAACGTAGAGTTCTGCTCGTCGAGCAGGTGCAGCCGCTGCTCGGCCTGCGTCGCCCGCTCCTCGGCGACCGCCGTCTGCTGCGCAGCCTCCTCCTCGGCCTCCTCCTGGGCCTTCTCGACCGAGGCCAGCGCTGCCTCGACGCGGGTGCGCAGCTCCTCGGCCGTCTTGCACTCGGTCACGTTGCCGATCATGTCGCGGACGTGGCGGTGATGGGGGTGCCCGGCCAGCTGCTCCGACACGTAGAGGCGGAAGGCCAGCTCGCAGCCCTTCTGCTCCAGCTTGGCGATCCTCTCGGACTCGGCGCCCCTGGCGGCCTCCTGCTCGTCCACCACCTTGGACAGCTCGTCGATCTGCAGATCCTTCTCGCCGAGTACCTTCTTCCCTTCCGGGTCTGGACGGAACGGGTGGACCATCTCGGCGATCCTGCCGAGGGCCATCTTGGCGCCGGCAGTCTCGGGGTCGGAGGCAAAGTCCGAACGGACTTCCTCTTCAACCGCAGTTCGCATCTCGGCAAGGGACCGCACGAGCTTGGCGGCGAAGTCCTCGCGCAGCTCCTCGGCAACTTCCTCGCGCAGCTTGGCGCGGTCCTCGTCGCTGTTCTCGGCGACGGTATCGGAAGCGATGCGCAGCGCGTGCTCCTCGATCTCGCGCACGGCGTCGGGGAACTTCTGCCGCAGCGCGGACTCGGTGACATTCGCCGGGTCGATGAGGATCTTCCCGGTCGGGTTGCCTTCGGTGTCCATGTCTTCGGTGAACATGGCCGGATAGGCGTCGTGGCAGGCGGGGTCCGCCACGAAATCCCACGTGTTGAGCTTGAAGTCCTCGCCCACCATGTCCCAGCCCTTCGGACCGGAAGCGGTGGAGCCCATGCCCCGCGAAGACATGCCGATGGCGGCGCCTCGCCGCAGGAACGCGGCAAGGTTGCGACCGGCGTCGGCTTCTTCCACGACCTCGAACTTGCCGTGGACCTCGCCGTTGTTCTCCATCCACAGGCCGCGCATGATGCAGCCCGCTTCCCGAACACGGCTCTTGCCGTCGCCGGGGTGATCGACGGCGCCCAGCACCGAACCTTGCTTGATTCGGGGCTGGAGCCGGGCGATCTCCCGCTCCATGACGGAGCGGGGGTAGACACGGTTGTTGGCCGTCGGCTTGTCCACGTGACCGATCTTGCCCTGGACGACGAGAGTCCCGCCGTCCTCGCCCTCCACCACCTGCAACTTCAGGGGAGGACCGAACTGATCGATAAGCACGCGCCGGTGAACCGTCATAAGTGTCTCCGTAGGCTAGATGTTGAACGAGTAAAGCACCAGGTGCCAGCTGGCGGCTACTCGATCTCCTTCATCGCCTCGATGGCGTCGTTCAGGTCCGCGGCGAGGTTCTCCAGGTCGCCGGCCGCGTCCTCCAAGTCGATCTCCTCGTCCTCGGCGATGTTCGTGGCCACCCCGTGCGCGTCGTCGGCGATCGACTCCAGGAACCGGCCCATGGTCACGCGCGCGTCGTCCTCCTCGATCTCCTCGGCCTCCTGCAGCTCGCTGGCGATCCGCTCGTAGAACGTAACGGCCGTGTCGTGGATGGCCTTGAGGCCCTCGATCAGCTCGTTGGAGTCGTGTCCGGTCTCCTCCTCGATCTCCTCGATCTCGGGGGCAGTGGCGGTCACGGCCTCGCGCAGATCGGCGAGGTGCTGCACCAGCTCGGAGATCGGGGTGCCCTCGGGCTCCTCGTCAGCGCCCAGCCGGCGCGTCATCTTCATGCCCTTGGTGACAGCGACCTTCTTGCCGGCCTTGACGTGCTTCGTGCGCCCGGTGCGCGCCGCCAGCTTCTTGGACTTCTTCAGGTGGAGCTTGCCGACGCCCCGGAGCGCCTTGCCCTTGCTGAGAAACTTGCCCGCCCGTCTGCCAGCTTGCCGCTGCGCGGAGGTCTTGGTCTTCCGCTGGCCGGTAGCGGTGCGGACGTAGTTCTTCCGCTTCTCCTTCTTCGCCTCGGTGATGTACTCGTACGCCTCGATCACGCCGACCAGGTCGTCGTACTCGGGACGGGCGTCGTCGTCGCCTTCCTGCACGGCCCTGAGCCGCTCCTCGAAAGCCTCGACCACGGCCCAGGCGGCTTCCACCTTGGGGTCTTCGTCCTCGTCCTCGTCCTCGTCCTCGTCGATGTCGAGGTCTTCGTCCACCTCGATCTCGTCCTCGTCGTCCTCGTCGATGTCTTCGTCTTCGTCTTCGGCGCAGCCGCTCTTGCCGCCCTTGCCGCTGTCGTCGTCGTCGGCGTCGTCGTCGTCGTCGCTGTCGCCATCGGCGTCGTCGTCGTCGCCCTTGCCCTTGCCCTTGTCGCCCTTCTTGTAGCCCTTCTTGAACTGGGGCGGTACCTCGCCCTCCTCGACCTCGTCCTCGATCTCGATCTCGTCGTCCTCGACGACCTCATCCTCGGCCTCGGACTCCTCGTCCTCCCCGCGGACGGGGACCTCCTGGCGCGGGGCGGCCTGGTTCTCGGTGCCGGCCTTCTTCGCCTTGCCGGTACCGGCGGCTTCGAGAAGGTGCTCCATCCCGAGTGCCTTGAGATCCTCGTTCATTTCGGTCGTCGGTCCGTGGTCTCCCAAGATCATGGGTGTCTCCTATGCGGTGTCCTTGGTGTTTTCGGCGAGGCCCTTCAGAAACCTGGCCCCCAGCAGAAGGTGCCCGGCCATGTTCGCCACGCCCTCGTAGACTCCGGCCAGCTCGCTCTCGTCTTGGCGATCCGCCGTCGTCAGGGCCTGGATGGCGTACTTCAGGTCTGCCGCGATCTCGCGCGCCGTGGCGGCGGTGCCGACCGGCGTCTGCGTCTCGGCAAGTGTCTTGATCGCACCGGCGGCCGTGCGAGCGGCCTCGGTCAGCGCTGCCTTGAGATCTTCCATCGTCCCGGGCAGATCGCCTTCGCGGATCGCGGGCAGCTCGATCTTGGCATCGGCCCCCACCGCCTCACGCACGACGCGATGCCAGTCGGCGTCCCGCTGCACGGAACGCTTGGCGACCTCGGTCTGCACTCTGGTCGCGAGGTCCCCGCGGAAGTTGAGCGCGTTGGCGATCCCTGCCACCAGCGGCGTCGCCGACACCAGATCGTCGGCAAGGATATGGCTGACTGCGGCTTTCGCGGCCTCCATGACCTCGGCAGCCACGTCACCGATCGGCTCGGGAATCTCGAAGACCTCAACCTTCCCTAGCGTGACAGTTCCGTCGGCCTGGTCCTCGATCTTCACGCGCATGAGCGTCCCGTCGCGGGACGCGAGCACGTGGTGCGGGTAGGTCGCCATGAGCTGCGCGGGGCCCGCAGCCCACTCGGGCGTCTGCAGCGCCTCGATGATCTGCTCGCGGCGCGCCTCCAGGGAACCCTCGCGCAAACGCGAGAGCCGGTCGTCGGCCTTACGCGCGTTACGCAAAATCGAGATGATGGCAGTGTCGTCCACGGCGGGTGCCCCTATCCTTCGTTTCTACGATCTACATCTATCCCTGGCAAGCACCCACCGGGGGTTACGTCAGCGCCGCCCTCGGCGACTCTGGCCAGATGAGAAGCCCCGGCCCGACGGGAGGGCCATCATCCGGCCGTTTTGCTCCCGGAGCGCGAGCTTCTTCAGATCGGCGAAGAAGCCTCGGCGCGTGTGCTCGCGCGCGGCGAACTCCCGGTCGCGCCGATCGTCGCTCGACATGATGTTGCCGAGCTTGTCCACGATCTCCTGGTGCCGGCGCCGGGACTCCTTGTCGCGCTGCTCCTCCAGTCGGCGTTGGCGATCGTAGCGCCTCTGCTCCTCTGGCGTCTTGGCGGTGCCTTTCTTGATCGCAGGCTTGCCGAACTTGGGCGCGGGCTTGGGCTTAGGCTCGGGCTTGCCACCAGCTGGCGCCTCCTCTGGCTCCTCCTCCGGCTTCTCCTCCGGCTCCTCCTCCGGGGCGCCACCCTCTTCTCCACCCTCTTCTCCACCCTCTTCTCCACCCATCGCCTCGCCGCCCGCGTAACTCGGCAGCTCGCCGGCCTGCTCCTCCCCGGCATCCTTCTTCTGCTCCTTCTCGATCGCCTTGATGTCGGCGTCGGAGAGCTTGAGGACGTTCTCTTGGATCCAGCGCGTGGACGTCCACGGAGCCACTCGGCTGGCGTAGTCCGCCGCCGCGTTCATCGTCTCGTAGGCCGCCAGCTCCCAAATCCCGGACGGGATCGTCATCTCGACGGAGAACTCCGGCTTCCACGGATCCTTCACGCCGCGCGCGGCCAGGTGCGTACGGATGATCCGCTCCCACCCAAGCCGCAGCTCGCGCTGCAGGTTCAACGTCACGCGCGCGGCGCGGACGTCGTCGTTCGACAGGATGCTCTTGCCGGGAATGCCGCCGTCCTGGCCGAGATAGTCGCTCGGCACGTTGAGCGTGCCGTGGAGCATCTTCTTGAAGTACTCGACGTCGTCCATGCTGTTGTGGACGAAGACGCCAGCCTCAAGCGCGAAGCACTCCGTGCCCGCGACGGTGAGGTCGTAGACCGGCTCTTGCCTGCCCGTCTTGCGGACGAACGTGACTTTGTGATTGCCAGGCGCGGCGGCGCGGCCCCGCGCGACCCAACCTGGGATATGCGCCTCAGCGAACGCACGCCACGTGATACCAGCCTCGCGGAGCACACGCTTGATCACGCTTTGCGACAGCTTGGCCTCGTGCATCAGCTCGCGGACCGTGCGCGCCCCGGTCGCCTCGACCAGCTTGGCCAAGTCCTCGACAGACTCTACGGCTCGCCAGCGAGGGTTCTTCGCCCCCCTGATCCGCCGCTTGTGCTCCTCGCCCTGATTCCATGCCGTGAGGAGCTTGCTGTGCTTCGCCTTCTCCTCGGGCTTCGCCATCCGCGCCTTCATGCGCTTCCGGTGCCGCTCCTGACGAGCCGGATCGTTGGCCCACCGATCGCGAATGGACTGCCTGTTGGCCTCCGACTGGAGCGTTGCGCGCCGTTTGGCGGCTACCTCTGGCGAATGCAGCTGGCGGGCGTTCTCCTCGTGCAGCTTCGCGTGCGCCGAGCGCGTCACGCGCTGCAGCGCGGTCGGACGGTTGTCGCGCTTCCCGTTCTCGTGGTGGATCACGGTGCCCTTGATCCAGCCCTGATCCTCGTTCACAGCGTCGTAGACGCGCTGGTGCGTGTAGGCGTAGTCGTCCTCGGCCGGGTTGTAGACCTGCTCGTAGCCGTCGAGGCGGTCGCCGGCGGCCTTGGACGTCACTCGCCGATACAGCGGCATCAGCGAGTCGTCCTTCTTGAGATCTCTCGCCAGCACCCAGCGACCATCGCGCGTCAGGAACGGGTGGTTCCAGGTGCACTCCACGGTCTCGCCGTTGTCGAGCCCCACCTCCCAGATGTCCGCGCTCTCGTGAGAGAGCCGCGCAGAGCGCGCTTCGCCGGGGACGACCTCCCCGTCCTTGTTGCAGGAGTAGACCCAGTGCTTGCCGCCCTCGTCGGCCATCTCCTTGATGGTCTTGCTCGCGCCGTCGAGGAGCGGGATCCGGGTGCTGCCGACCAGGCATTGGTAGTCGGGACCGGCCAGCACGTCCACGCCGGCCAGCTCCTTGCCGTCGCGCACGGCAATGAAGATGTCCTCGTCCCGGGCAACCGCGTTGTAGCGCATGTCCAGGCGCCCGGTGCGCGGGTTGACCATCTTCTTCTTCTTGAGCGCGGACTTCGCCTGGCGAAGGAAGCCCTCCACCTTGTCCACGGGCACGTCGGTAACGTCGATCCGGTACACGAACCTCGCGGGCGCGCGGGTGAGCTTGTAGATCATCACGCTGTCTTCGAGCATGATCAAGCGTTTCCAGATCCACCTGGCGCCTTCAGCGACCGAATTGTGCACCACCAGGCCATCGCAAAGGAAGTTGTGGTCGGTGTCGGCGACGCCGATGTCGTAGACCTCCTCTTCGCCGCAAGACTCGATCGACTTGATCGTTTCGAGCGCGAAGTCGCTGTCGCCGTCGAGGCGCTCGTCGTGCCACGTGATCGTGTAAGTCGGACCGCCCTTGATGGGCTGGTCCTCGGCCTGCACCTTGCCGCTGTGGTAGTGAACAGTCCCGGCCTTGATACAGCCGTCGCGCGGCGCGCGCTCGCGAATGTTCCCGCACGTTAGCCCGAGTCCGTCCACCAGCGTCTTGATGTCCCGCACCAGAGCACGGTTGCATAGCTCGGTATGGTAGCGAACACGCCCATCCTGTTCCGTCGTCCAGCCATCCGCGTCGCGATACCCCTCCTCCAGGGCGAACACCCAGCTGGGAACGCGCTTGTCGTGCGCGCCGCCGATCCAACCGAGGTCACGTATGAGCGAAACAAGCACGGTCGAGTTGGCGTGGACCTGCGCATTGTCTGTTGCCCTGCCGGGATTCGTTCCAAGCTCGGCCAGGTAGCTCTCGTAGTAGGCGTTCACGTCCTCGTTCGTGCCGCGCGCGAAGCAGAGCTGTTGGTCGGTCAACCAGCCGTCGCCGAGCATGAAGCCGAGGAACCGGCAGAACCGCTCGTCCACGAAGTCGGGAAGCCGTAGCTCGTTCGTGGACGGGTCGCGGTAAACGGCGAACGCGCCGTTGAACAACTCAAGTCCGACGGTCTGGAAGACACGCCGCAACGCCCCGAGGTCGATCGAGGAATTGCCCTCCAGCACGTCGCTCGCCTGCTTGCGTGTCAGCCCCTCCCGCTTGAGCGCGCCAGCGAGCCCGCGATCTCGTGGCCCGTAGCGAGTCGCGCGCCCATAACCGCTGGTCTGGAGCGCGGCGATACCGCGGTCCGTCAGCGACACGCGCGCGGCATCGTTGCCCATGTAGTCGAGCCGCAGCCCGAGCGGAGGCGGCGAACCGAGCGCCGGAGCCTTGGTCGCGGCGACGATCTCGTCCCCGACCTTCAGCTCCTCCAGCGGCTTCCAGCGGTTGATGCCGCCAACACGAACCAGGAACGGGTGGTTGGCAGTCGCGCGAATCTCGCGATGCACCGTCTTGAGCCGGAAGATCTCGCGAACGCCGTTGCACGTCGTGTCGATCACCTTCGTAGTCCGAAGCATGCCGGCGTGTCGGCAGAACACGCGCTCGCCGACCTGGACATCGACAATGGGCTTTGGCCCTTGCTCGGTCCAAACGAGCCCATCGGCCGGGATGCACACTCCGTAAGGGGACCGCCGTCGCGTGGCCCTCATGCGGAAGTGGGCGACCTGCCAGTCCTCGAACAGCGCGAGGTTGGGAGGGATCTGCGCCTGGCCGGCCAACATCCGCCGCAGCTCCTGACCGTTCGCCGTGAACTTCCCGGTGATGTCCTGCACGAACCCGATCAGCCCGCCGTCGAGCCGCTCGACCCGCCGCACGGTGGGCACGGGCAGCAGGTTCGTGCCGACCACGCCGTTCTCGGTGATGAGCAGCTCCAGGAGATCGTTGCCCATCATCCCGAGCCCGTAGGCTTGGCTCCAGATCTCGTCCTCGACGCGCAGCACCTTGTGCAGGAGATCGTCGCCGATCCCGACGAGCGCCTTGTCCTGGCTCTGCGTCCAGATCGTGCGCCCGTCCTTGACCGACGGCTGCGTCGCGTCGTTGGCGAAGTAGCGGAACGCCGAGTTGTGGATGACCGCGCCTTCGCACACGAAGTTGTGCGTATCGGTGGTGATGTCGTAGACCTTTGCCTGGCCGGCGGGGTGCGGATTCCCGACCACCCCCAGCTGGCCGGAGCGCAGCGCGCCGATGAGGGTCGTGCCGGATGGGGAGAACCCGCCGTACATGCTGACGATCGTGTCGCCAGCGACGAGATCCTGGGCGTCCACGTAACCGCGGTCGGTGGTAAGGAGCTTGTGATCGGCCGTCACCCGCATCTTCGAGCCGTTGCTGAGCGGGAAGGCGATCACCTCAACATCTCGACCGGAGAGCCTGGCGTGCGTCGCCTCCGTCGCGACGATCTTCTTCGCCTTCACGTCGTAGGCGAGGATCTGCTGCTGGTCGTCGTCCATCGCCAACTGCTCGATCGGCACCGGCGAGCAGACCGCGCCGTCCATCACGTAGACGCGCATGCCCTCGGCGACGCAGTTTATATCCGGGTACTCCTCCATCGCCTCGTAGTCGGCGAGGCGGTCCATCAAGGACTGCGAGACGGTGAGCAGTCCGCCGATGTCCTCGCGGCCCCACACCGAGAACATGCTCGGGACGAGGTTGCGAGCTGCCGCTACCGAGGGCGAGTCCGCCTTCGCCCTCTCCTCGCGCTCAACGCCAAACACGGCGCGTAGCGCGCCGACTGCTCTGTCTCTAAGCGCCATCGGTCTTCTTCCCGGTCTGGGGCTTCACGCGATCATACAGCACCGTAGGCCCCCATCAGGAAGATACCGCCGGCCGCGAAGGTCTCGCCGATCTGCGGCAGCACGTCGTAGACCTGCTCCTGCTCGAACTGCTCTTGGCCGAGAATGCGGTGATTGTTAGGCGGCGGTGCCCACACTCGCTCGGCCATGCGCCGGAGCTTCGACTTGTTTCCGCGCCGCGGCTTGCCCTCGGTCACGAGGTTCGTCGGCTCGCAGTTCTCTGGATTGCCGTCCTGATGGCGCACGCGGACCCCTGAAGGAATTGGCTCCTCCGTAGCCCATTCATACACTAATCGCGCGACAGACCGCCATGCTTTCCTGTCGCAAGCCGCCGGCAACGCCCGCCTGTGCTCGCCGAGTTGCTTGAACAGCGGATGCGCGTCGCGCTTCCGCGCCTTGAGGTAGAGCGGCATCACCCGCGTGCCCGCGGACACGTAGCGCGCGTCAACCTGGTCGCCCTCGCGCGTCAGCAGCACCTGGTCGGGAGTCACGTGCAGACTGGTGCCGTCGTCGAGGACAACGCGATGGGTCTGCGCCATGCGGTGCTCGGCGTTCACGAAAATGCGGCCGACCGTGATCTTCCCGCCGTCCCACTGGAAGCAGTAGACGGCCGCCTCCATTGCGGCCAGCTGGGCAACGGTCCGCGGTCCGCGAAGGGTGTGGATGATCATGTCGGCAGCGAGGCTCACGGCTACCCCCGCGTGACCGTAACCGTGAACTCGTCGTCGTCGCCGTCCACGACATCGAAAACCTTGCCGCCGTGCTCGACGCCGACGTACTCGACGGATCCGCCGCCGGTCGTTTTCTTGAGGTACTTCAGGAGCGCGTTCTTCTCATCGCGCCCTTTGATGGTCGCGTCGAACTCGCCGAAGTCGGCATCGAACTTGGCTTCTGTCAGCACGCGATCATAGAGGCTCATGTACTACTCCCATACGATCTGTGCCGGCACCTTGTGACGACCTTTTGTTTTGCCCTTCATGCTCGTAATGTTGGCGCTTCCCGGATCGTAGGTCGATGCCTTCGTGTAGCCCTTCTCCAAGTGCAGGTGCTTGAGCCCGGTAATCTTGCCGATCTCCGCAGCCTTGCTTCGCAGAAGCGCTTGCACCTGACGCAAGGTCCCGTCGCTGTCGTACTGCGACATAAACTCGTCCATACCGATGGGCACCCGCGCCGGTAGCCCCATTTTCTTTCGACGCGTCAGCAGCCACTTGATATGGCCGGCAACTGCTTGAATAGTTGGCCCGGCCTTGGCCTCGCCCAACACGCGCTCGTACAGACTCATGCCTGTCCTCCGATAGCAGTGTGCAGCCGATCGCGGAACGTGTTCAGCGACCTGTAGAGGTAGGGCCAGAGAACTGCAAGCCGCGCGTTCAGATCCGCGTCGCTGATGTTCGCGTCAGCGCTGGCCTGCTTCCGAAGCGCGGCCACGAAATCCTCGGCCACCTTCTGCGCGAAGCGCAGATCGCCGGCGAGCACCGGGGACAGGTCGAAGTCGATGGCCGTCTCGCGCACGAGGTCGTCCACCAGCTCGGCCGCGATCGTGGCGGGGGGCGGTGGCCCGGACGCCTTGCGGCGGATGTAGACCTGCCGTTTGCGGACTTCTGGGCGTTTCGCGAGCGTCATCGTCGTCTCCCAACAGGCTCACCTCGCAGGATAAGGTTTCGCCAGCCCCTCTTCCAGCAGCAGATCGTTGACAGTCTTCGTGCGATCCGCCGGATCGTGGTAGACCTGCGCAATCCAGCGCGCGAAGCTCCCGGTCTTGTACGTACGGATCACGACTTCGCGCCCTTCGAGCAGCTCGGCAACGCGCTCCTTGGCCTTGTGCGCCAGCAGGCGTTCCGCTTCGCGCTCCTCTGGCGTTCCGCGGCGCGGTCGCAGTTCCGGCGCATCGACGCCGGCAAGTCGTAGCCGTTCGACGCGGTACGAGCCGAAGCCGAGATCGCACACAGCTTCCACAGTGTCGCCGTCGATTACGCGCGTGATCTTCGCCCGGTAGAACCAGAGCCGCTTGTCGTTGACCCCGAACTCGATCACGTAGCGCCCTCTCTGTGCTGGTCCCACGAGGCGCCATCCTACGGACTTTGCGCGACAGCCGCGAGCGCAACCCGATCTGAGAACAATCTGATTTTGGGGTGTAGAACTTCCGGCCAGCGTTGTTGGCGGGGTTGGACAAGGAGGTCCCAGATGAACGCAGTAGACCTGAACGAGATCGTCACCGAACGCCTGACCGAAGATGGCGTGCAGCCCATCACGATGGGCGCCGTCGCCTGCGGGCAGATCCGCGCCCAGATTCGCGCCGTGCTCAAGGTCGCGGACGCGGAGGGCTACGCCGCCTACCGCGCCCTCAAGTACCCGGCCGGCGAGGGCTCGGCCACGCCCGAGAGCCGCCTCGCCGCAACGCGCTTCCTCTTCGACCGGGCGCGCGACCTGCTGACCCCGCACTACGTGTCGTCGGAGTAGCCCGCGCCTGAGACCTCAACCCCGCCAACCGCCAGTCGGCCCCTCCTGGGGCCGGCTAGGCGCGTTTGTAAGTCATTGCAAGATAGGAAATAACGACAATCCAAAATGCTGGGTAGAACAACCTGTAGAACTTCTGGCCAGCGTTGTTAGCGGGGGTAGGAAGGAGAAACCACATGGCACTAAGCAAGAAGACGATCAACAAGCACAATATCAAGAGGGCAGAGGTGTTCGCGGAGCACGGGCTCGGCAACCACGACGTCCGCTACGCCCACCCGGCGTTCCTGGGATTCGGCGACGGCAGCGACCACAACTGCTGCCTCTGCGACCACAAGCACATCAAGTGGCTGTTCGCGATCCGCTTCGACGCCCCCGACCTGACGGTTGCGCTGGGCAAGGTCGCAACCGGCCTGGTCCGCACCGATGAGGTTACCCTGAGCGCGATCGGTTCCAAGTGCATCACCGACTGGCTCGACGCGGTCCCCGACTCGGTCGAGAAGCTCGAAGCGCTGAAGCGCTGGTCCGTCGAGATGGACAAGTGCAAGGAGGCCATGAAGGTCAAGGTCTGCGAGGATCTCTGCGCCGAGCTGGCCGAGGAGCGCGGCTGGGCGGTCCCCGAGGATTCCACGGCTCGCAAGGTCGTCCACACGGTCGGGTTCAAGAGCACCGGCTACCTCGCCCGCATGGCGATCCCCTGGAAGGAGCGCAAGCGCTTCAACAAGACCGCGGCCAAGGTGCTCTACGGAACCTGCGTGCGCAAGACCGCGCAGACCTGGATCAAGAACCTGGAGCTGGTGCTCGCCGAGCAGGCCAAGGTGGACGCCAAGAAGGCCGCCGAGGCGCCGGCGGCAACCGCGGCCCCGGTCAGCGATCTGCCCGAGGATCTGCTCAACATGAAGGACCCCGAGGAGGCCAAGCTGATCCTGCTCGGTCGCCAGGCGTGGATCGCATGGGACCAGAGCGCGGACCCCGACCGGCTCAACGAGTGGGAGCGGACGACGTTCGCGGACATCGGCCAGAAGGTCGTCAAGTACCGCTCGTTCTGCCCCTCCCCCAGCAAGCAGAAGGGGCTCTACGAGAAGCTCCTGACCAAGCTCCTGGGCGAGCTGGAGGTCGCGCCCTGGTCCGCGGAGCCCGTCGCCGCCGGCGCGCTCCCCGGCGCCTTCACCTACCTGAGCTTGAGCGAGATCGCGGGGGCGCGCTACTAATGGCCAGCACACAGGACCGGGTGATCGCCTACTGCAAGACGATCTCCCCAGAGACGCGGCCGAGCGAGCTGCTCGCGTTCTGTGGCGAGGTCGAGTCTGATCCGCTCCTCATGCCGCTGCCGATCATCTTCTTCGCCGCGCGCGGCGGCAACGTGTCGCAGCTCGTGGACACCGCGCACGCGGAGCGGAACGACGACGCTGTCGCGCCGTTTCTGACCACCTTGACGCGCTGCATTCAGTGCCGCACTCGCGGCCGAGACTACGTGCGAGCGGCCTACGAGCTGGCGCTCGACCTGGCCGGCGAATGGGACGACGAGGCCGTTGCCGTTGCCGCCCGACAGGCCCTGGCGCGCGAAGGAGCGGCAGAATGGGAAAAGCACAGCTGACCGACTCGCCCAAAGTCACGTTGACCAAGATCAGAAAGGCCCGCGAGTGGGTCGCCTACTACCACCAGTGGCGCAACGAGCCGGACTGCCGAAAGAAGCTCAACCGCTGGCGCCGGCAGCTGAAGAAGGTGCTGGCGGCGGCGGCCGAGCAGAAGCTGGAAGTTCCGCCTGATCCTTACGCGCCGCCTCCTCCTCCTCCCACCGAGGAGGAACTGCGCGAGGCCGCCGTCGAAGAGGCGAGAGGCCGCGTGCTCTACGATCTGCGCATCGACGTGGACCAGCCCTACTGGTACCCGTGGGGCAAGACCGGATGGTCCGCTGTCGTGGTTACCGAGTTGGGCCGGATCTGGTGCAGCGCGTCGCGCGTGAAGCCGCGCACGGGTGAGATCGTCAGCAAGAACGGACGCGTGCGCCGGGACCGACTGGTGCGCCGCGATCCTGCGCTGCGCGGCAAGGACCGGCCGGCGGGAACGCCACCGGAGATCGTGCCCGCGCCGGCCGCGCCAGCTGAGACCGAAGCTGCGGCACAGGTCAGCGCTGGTCCGGTACTGGAACCAACCCAAGTACCTGTTCCGGCTCAGAACCCGGAGCCCGGGGTAGAACGCACACCAGAAGAGGAGGCCGCCCACCAGAAGCGGATCGCCGACATCTTCGGAACGAGCGACAGCTCGGACATCGACGACTGGTAGCACCGGCATGAGCGAGCGCGAGATCAGAAAGCCGACAACCTACACGCACGTCCGCGGCGGCGGGCGCAGCATGCAGTACTACGCGCTGCGCACGCGCTGGGAATGGACGATGTCCGGGAAGACGCGCTGCTGGACCACACTCATGAAGGAGACGTGGGGCAACGACCTCGACGCGATCACGCTGCTCGGGATCGCCCCCAAGCCGGTCAGCCGCGACTGGCAGCGCTTCGACGAGATGCGGGAGCTGGTAGATCTGGGCCGCCACCGCGGGACCGCCGAGGCGCTGTTCGAGCAGCTGAAGAACGGCACGGAGCGCGAGCACGAGCTGCGGCGGACCGCCGGGCGTCGCGCTTTCGAGGAGGTGCCCAGGCAGATGGCGGACCTGATCGCCGATGCCGTTCAGCGCGCCCTGCAGCTCGCCGAACGATTGCAAGAGTACGGCGTTCGCTACGCGCTTCGCTCCGACTGCGACGACGCGGTAGAGGCCGACTACCACGCCGAATGGGCAAAGGCCATCGCCGAGAAGTTCGGGGCTGCCAAGGTGCTGATCTCAAAGGACGCCAACGAGGCCACGACCACCGCCAAAAGGATCGTGGCCGAGCACCTGGGGAGCGTCGATGAGCAGCTGGTCACGGGCGCGTCGCCGGGGCGGGGCTACAACCCGATCACCAGCGCGGTTTTCGGCATGCACACCGGCTCGCTCGTCAAATGGCGCAAGCGGCTGGTCGAAGTCATGACGGCCATTGAAGAGACCGAGCGGGCGCGCGTCACGATCCGCGAGCGCGAGAACCTGGTCGGCGTAGCCCCCCACGGCTTCGACGCCGGATGGGTCTCAGGAACCGCAGGAGCCCCGTGACGGACACACCGACGACCGACAGGGCTCTCGGCCCGCATTACTACGGCCACGGCGACGCAGCGACGCTGCGCCGCGTCGCGGCGCGCGGCGACTGGCTGTCCGTAAGTCATGGGCGGGGGCGGTTGATCAGGCACATCAACGCCGACGGTCGCCACTTCGTCATGCGCCGGGGGGCGCGAGCGGCGTTCGCCATCTGCGCAGCCTGCGGCACGTTCGCCGAGATCAGCTACGTCGCGGGCAACCGCCCGTTCTGCTCTGCCAGCTGCACGAGGAGACGCGATGACTGAACGCCACGACGTCAGGGCACCGAGGCGAGATGTTGTGGACCCCCGGCCCAAGGGCACCGTCCGCGTGCGCCTGATCGTCGAGGAGTGGCACGGCGAGAGCTGGGACCGCGAGCCCGACTACAACACCACGCTCGCCACCTTCTCGCCGGACCTCGTCGGGCCCAATGGCGAGGGTCTGCACCTGGTGGGCTCCCCGCTCCAGGTCTACCTCGGCGCCGTCAAGAACGCCGTGAAAGGCATCAACATCGAGCTGGCGACCGCCGACCACTGGAGGTGCTGCGGCACGTGGCACGCCGACGCCTTGAGCCACTGCCCGCACTGCTTCCGGTCGCGGCACGTCTGCGGCACCTGCGGCATAGCCGTCGTTGGCGAGGGCTGGTGTGTGAAGCACCACCCAAACACGAAGCCGGAGTACGCGGCAGTCTGGGAGAAGATCCGAGCGCAGCTCGACATTGCCGTCAAGCACGCGGCGACGCCGCTCGGGGAGCTGCGGGAATTCAGGGAACTCCTCGCGCACAACGAGCTGGAACTCGCCTGGGACGCTCTCTTCGAGGCGGCGCCGAACCCGCCCGGCGGCTTCTTCTGGAAACCAATGGCGCGCGCCGCAGAGCTGATGCAACTCCCCGAGAAGGCCGCGGCTGCCGAAGCGCGATCCAAGTGAACCTGCCGGAGATCAAGCGCAACAAGAGGACCGGCAAGTTCCGGCTGAAGACCCCCGGCGACTACATCGTGATGCACGGCGATCACGGTACGCGGACGGCCACGTGGGATGGCAGCACGTGGATCGACGGCGGCGGCGGCGGCCAACCGATCCAGTGGCGGGAGAAGGAACTCTACGAGGTCAATGGCCCGATCCCGGGCACCGAGTTCGAGCGCGAGCCGACCCAGGCGGACCGGGAGAAGCTGGCGCGCGACACGGCCTGGGCCTACACCAAGAAGCGCGGCGACATCGTCCGCACGCGCATCGCGTTCGATGGTGGCTGGGCGGCAGCGCTCAAGTGGGATGAGGACGGTAGACCATGAGCGAAGGCGGAATGCTTCTCCCCCCAAAGCCTGGCGTCTGCCAGGAGTGCGCCGTCGATCATCCCCCCGAGGATCCCCACAACAACCAGTCGCTCTACTTCCAGTACAAGTTCCGCGGCGATCACGGGCGCTGGCCGACGTGGAAAGACGCCATCGCCCACTGCACGCCCGAGGTGCGGGAGTTCTGGGAAGAGGAGCTGCGCGCGGCCGGCGCGTGGGATGGCTGGGAAGGCGACACGCCGCCGGCTCCCGATGTCTTCCCGACGCCGGGCTACGTGGGGACAGTTGAGATCATCAAGGACCCGGAGGAGGAGGAGCAGCCGTGATCACGATCAGCATCGAGTGCGGTGAGACCGAGTACAGCACCGGCAGCCTGCCGCAGCTCCCGGGCCACTTTCCGGCCCCGCCTCTCAGCGAAGAGGACAGCCAAAGCCTCACGGATCTGTGCATAGCCATGCTCACCGCGGCTCGCGGCGAGATCATCGGCCTGAAGGACGGTGACGAGGTCACGGCGGTGCTGCGCGACGCCGATTACACTCACCGAAGGCGATTCGTCGTGAACGGCGAAACCTACGTGCTGGTGGCCGCCGCCGCCGGCCGCGGCCGGCCATGACAGCAGAAGACGAGGCCGCGGGCGAGGCCGGTCCGTGCGCGCGGTGCCGCGACTACGAGCGCGAGCCGGGGGACTACGTCGAGGACGCTATCGAAGCGGAGGGCAAGGTCGCCGAGCTGACCAAGGAACTCGCCGAGCGCGATGCCTCCTTCGAGCTGCGGTGGAGCGCCGACATGCGGGCCATCGCGCGCTGGCGCGAAGAGTCGCCGGTCGAGCGCGACCTGTTCTGGCCCGATCACGCCGACATGGTCGTCTGGCTCCTCGGCCAGCTGACGGCCAAGGACGAGTTGATCAAGGCAGCGCTGGCTTACGCCATATGTCTGCGGAAACGCTTGCACGAGACCGGCGCCTACAAGCAGGCGTCAGCGGAGTGCCTCTACTGCGGCCACGAGCACCAGGAGACCATCGACAAGCTGCGCGCGGACGTCGCGATGCAGGACCAGGTGCGCGAGGTCAGGGAAGCCGAAGAAGCCGAGGAGACCGACGAGGCCAAAGCCGCGGCGATAAGAGCCGCCTTCGAGGCTTGGGCGGGGACCGAGCCAAGCGAGTGGACCATGTACGGCAAGACCTTCGAGGCGGGCTGGGAAGCTGCGCGCAAGAAAGGCTGAGAATCTCCTTTCTCGCTCAAGGTCAGCACTGCCTTCTGCCGACAAGCAGGCCAGGAGGATGCACATGGCCGAGATTCGCTGGAACCTGGTCAACCATCTCCGCGAGCAGATCGCGCGCGGGACCTACGACAACGAGAAGAAGCTGAAGATCGCCGTCGATCGGATGCTCGGAAGGGAAGCGCCCCGTGCCCAAGATCACCGAGATGTTCGCGTTCGTGGCGGCCGACAAGGGGCCTGACGACGAGGGCGTCATGGCGATGATGCTCCCGGACGGGATGTGGGCGCCGATGGTCGGCGCGGACCTCGCGCGCGCGGTCTCGCTCAAGCCCATCGCGGAGCAGATCGCGAAGACGTCCGGGAAGCCCTACAGGTGCCTCCACTTCAAGCTGGACGGCGAGCTACCGCTGACGGAGGGATGATCAATTCGGTTGTTCTGGATGGAGCCTGTGGGCTTTGCTCCCACCGCCTTCGGCTTGCAACACCGACGCTCTGCCTGAATGAGCTAAGGCCCCATGATAGGTCCGCTCGGACTTGCACCGAGGTTGGCTTATAGACCCGCAGGGTAACGCGCCCTGTTCCCCAGGGTAAAAGCCTGGTGCATCACTTTAATGCTTCGGATCCTAGATCAATCCGTAAGCTCTGGCCCACTTGCGGATCGCGTTGTCTGTAACTCCATATTTCCGACCAAGCGCGCACCAGCTCGTCGTCTCAATCTCTGCGGCCAACTGCCCTACCGCCGGCCGCTCGACCTTGCGATTGGCGACCCCCGCGCACTGCACCGAGCAGTAGGTCTTGCTGAGGTGGCCGGAGATCGCAGACTCAAACGTGTCCCCGCAGCTTGGGCACGTGCGATCCTCGCGAAGAATCGGCCGGTTATGGTACCGGTCGTGCTCCACCTTCGACATCAGCTTGAGGTTCTCTAGCGCGTTGTTGCTCCGGTCGTCGTCCCGGTGGTGCACCACCTCGTTCGAGCCGAGCAGTCTTCCCAGATGCTCCGACATCACTGCACGATGCACGTAAACGATCCCGGCGGCGTTCGCCATCGGGTGCTTGGGATCGTAGAAATATCTGTACCCGTTGATGTTTCCTATACGCCCAGCCATGGTCAGAGCATAAAAGGAGAGAGTTCGAGTTTCAATACTCCCGCCCGGAGTCGCGCCGGGAAGGGCCGATTTAGAAGACCAGCCTGCACTCTGCCGGGAGCGCGGAAGCGGGCGAAGGGATTCGCACCCTCGACATCCGATTTGGAAGAACGGCGCTCTGACTGCTGAGCTACGCCCGCGAAATATCCCGTAGGGGAATCGCACCCCTCGCTAGAACTTGAAAGGCTCTCGTCCTGCTACTAGACCGACGGGACAGGATGGTCGTGAAGGGTTTCGCACCCCTGGCCTTCTCGATGTCAACGAGATGCTCTACTCCTGAGCTACACGACCGAACGGAACGCCGAGGACTTGCACCCCACGCCTCTTGCGAGGACGCTCACCGCTTTCAAGGCGGGCCCCAGCACCTGACCGGGTTGACGTTCCTGATGGAGCAGGCGGGAATCGCACCCGCGGCCTCGTGCTTGCCGAGCACGCGCTCTCCTACTGAGCTACTGCCCCGTAGCGCTCGGGGATCCTCCAACCAACGATCACCGCACGCAGCGAATGTCGTCGGCCAGCCGAGCATGATGGAGCCATCGGGAGTTGCACCCGAAACCCCGCTGTGCGAGAGCGGTGTGATCCTGTTTCACCATGGTCCCAGAAGCCGCTGCGGGGAGTCGCACCCACGTTCCGAGTCTTACAAGGACCCGTTCCGTCTCACGGCCAGCGGCATGATCGGGCTGAGAGGATTCGCACCTCCGGCATCTCGCTCCCGAAGCGAGCACTCTGACTAGACTGAGTTACAGCCCGATACGGAGAGCAGACGATTCGCACGCCATCCACGAGGGACCATCGGTTTTCGAGACCGCGACAGAGACCTGCCCTGCTTTACTCTCCAGAATCCCGACGGACGGAATTGCACCGTCTTCCGCGGCCGTATGAAAGCCGGGCCTCGCTCTGAGTCGTCGGGTAGAAGCCCCAGCTCGGATTCGCACCGAGGGCCTTTCCCATACCAAGGGAATGCTCTGCTACTGAGCTACCAGGGCATCGCCGGATACCTGCCGAAGCAGGCCAGTCGGGCCTCGCCAACTGCTTGCGATCCGATCGAGCTGGTGGGATTCGCACCCACGGCCTCTTGTCCCCCAGACAAGCGCGCTACTAAACTGCGCCACAGCTCGTAATACTCCCATCAGGATTTGCACCTGAGTCTCGCGCTTCGGAGGCGCGTGTCCTTGCTGCTGGACGATGGGAGCCAGAATACTCTCGGTGGGATTTGCACCCGACGATCTGCCGCTTAGGAGGCGGCTGCCTTACTGCTCGGCCACGAGAGCAAGAAGCCCCAGCACGGAGTTGCACCGCGTTCTCCTGAGTACGAATCAGGCACATCGCTACCTATGCTTCAGGGGCAGAACGGAGAGCATCGGAGTCGCACCGAATACCGAAGCACGCACCGCCTTCCAAGCGGGCCCCAGGACTACCCCAGGCTTACTCTCCAGAAGAGGCCAGTCGCCTAAGCGACCAGCTCTTTTGCCAGGAACGGTTCCCAGCTAGCCATGACCGCGCCCTGCGGGGTGCGGACGCCCGCCTTCCAGCTGGGGGCGGTCGGCTTCTTCCGCAACTTCATACGGGCCTCAGACGGAGTCTTGTCGGCCTTCCGCGAATTGCAGGCGTTGCACGCGGCAACGCAGTTGTCCCAGGTCGTCGGACCGCCCTTCGAGCGCGGCACGACGTGCTCGATCTGCAGGCGGCTGCCCGGGAGTTCGTCACCGCAGTACTGGCAGGAGTGCTCGTCCCGCCTGAACAGGTTCGACCTGTTGAAGCCGATCTTCTGCGGAGGGCGCTCGCCGTACTGCTTGAGGACGATGACCTCCGGCGCCGGGACGTTGCCGCGGGCGGTCTTGATCTGCCGCTCGACGGCGCGCTCCTCGGAGACCCAGTCTTCGTAGGTCATGAGCATGTAGGTCTCGGGGTCGAGGATCATGGCCATGTCCCGCATGACGTCCTCGATGGCCGTCCTGACCTTCGCGAAGGCGATCGGTTGCCAGTTCCGATTCAAGACCAGGCAGGGTTGGTTGACGACGCTCACGACGCTCTCCGATCAGGAAGGCGGGATTCGCACCCGCGACCTCTTGGTTCCAAACCAAGCGCGCTACTAGACTGCGCTACTCCCTGGAGTTGTTGTTGAAAGGCGCGCAGGCTGGGGAATCGAACCCCTGCTGAACCTCCTGGCACCGGCATCTCCCACGATAACCTTTGAGCAGGTTCCTTCCGAGCTATCCCCTCCGCGGTGGGGCGCTTTGGGGCGTTCCCTCGGTCGTCTGCTGCTCTGCCAAGCTGCGCATAAAGGAAGGCATCGGAGTCGCACCGAATACCGAAGCACGCACCGGTTAGCAACCGGGCCCTGGAACTACTCCAGGCTTACCTTCCAGCTGTGGTAGGGGAGGCGTCCCACACTTCGCTCGCGCGCCGGACCCGCGCGCGACCAATAGGAACAGAAGGATTCGCACCTTCGACCTTCCGCGTATCAGGCGGACGCTCTAACTAGGCTGAGCTATGCTCCCAAGATGTTGCCGAGGTCAACGCGACTTGCGCGCTCTCTCGGTCGGCGGCTTCCCTCTGTTGTAGATCGACCACCGCGCGGCGCACGGTTTGCCGCAGAACGGGCCAGCCTTCGCCTGCTTCCGGTTGTGGCGCTCCCAGCGAGCCTTTCGCTCGAAGGGCGTGCCGCATCCGAGACAGGTCAGCGTGACCATCTCAATCTCACGGGACTCGCCGTGGAGTTTTGCGTGCGCAGAGGCGGTGAGAACCTCTAGGTTCTCGATTCGGTTGTCGCTGCGGTCATCGTTCTCGTGATGGACATGCTCCCAGGTCTCAAGGCAACGACCAAGGTGGGCCTCCATGATCTCCCGATGCTCTCGCACCGTTCGTCTGCTGCCGTTCGCGTAGAAGACGGTGCAGATGCGATACCCATCCGCGATGGTCCACGGAGTACGACGTCGTTCCTCCAATGAATGCTCCCTCCGGGATTCGCACCCGGAAACTCCCGGCCCTCAACCGGACGGCTTTGCTATTTGCCCAAGGGAGCGTAACACACTGTCTCTGGCGCGTCTGCTGTTCCGCCACGGCAACGTGATACTCCCCCTCGGATTCGCACCGAGAAAACTCCGCAGTCTGAGTGCGGCGGCTTTGCTGTTTGCCCAGGGGAGCAAATGGTCCCGCCGGGATTCGCACCCGGACGCCCGAAAGGGCACTCGTTTTAAGCGAGCTGCGTAGACTGTTCCACCACGGGACCGAATGCCTCGGCTGGGATTCGCACCCAGGACTCTCGGGTTTGAGCCGAGCGGCGTTGCTGTTAGCCTACCGAGGCGGGATAGGGCGAGGAGGATTTGCACCTGCCGACCATTCGCGTATAAGACGAACGCTACTGCTGCTGAGCTACCGCCCCTCGATACTCCCACCAGGAATTGCACCCGGAATCTCTTGGTTCGAGGCCAAGCGCCTTAGCTGTTCGGCCATGGGAGCGCGCAGATGATCCCGGCGAGATTCGCACTCGCGATCTCCTCCTTCGCAGGGAGGCGTCCTGTCTGCTAGACCACGGGATCGGATACAGGATGAAGGGATCGCACCTTCGGCCTCGTGCGCCACAAGCACGCGCTCTACTGACTGAGCTAATCCTGCGAGAAGCGGGCGGCGGGATTTGCACCCGCGACTCAGCCTTGGGAAGGCCACGCGTTACTACTACGCCACGTCCGCAGATCCGTCTGCTAGGTATCGCACCTAGTTCGCCGAAGCTCCCGGGTTACAGCCGGAACGCACCACTTGGTAACTGCCCAGACGGAAAAGCGGCTGAGGAGATTCGCACTCCCGACCCCCTCGATGGCAACGAGGCGCTCTACTGCTGAGCTACAGCCGCATGATGGGCACAGAAGGATTCGCACCTTCGACTTCCTGCGTGTGAAGCAGGCACTCTGGCTGCTGAGTTATGCGCCCGTGAAAGTCCCCCCGGGATTCGCACCCGGACCTTCCTGCTTCAAAGGCAGGCGCTCTACTGTTGAACTAGGGGACACTGACCCGGTAGGATTCGCACCCACGACATTCCGCTCCAGAGGCGGACGTTCTGCTGCTGAACTACGGGTCAAAAACTCTCCCGGTAGGACTCGCACCTACGACACACCGGTTAACAGCCGGGTACTCTGCTGCTGAGTTACAGGAGACATGCCATCGAGGAGTTGCACCCCGCTTGGCGGCTTTGGAGACCGCTTTGTCCTACGAGCAATGGCATAAGATGACGCTGACGGGATTCGCACCCGCAATCTCCAGCTTGAGAGGCTGGCGAGATAACTACTACTCCACAGCGCCGGGGCATGGTCGGGTAGCGGCAACCACCCTTGACAGTACGCCCGATCCTGGCGCACGACCCATGAAGAACCGTCTCGGACTCGCACCGAGTTAGACGACTTTGCAGGCCGCCGCGTCACTACTATCGCCCACGGTTCGGATAGACCCGCTCAGACTTGCACTGAGTATCCCCGGATTAAGAGTCCGGTGCTTCCCTCGTTTAGCTTCGGGTCCAGGTTGCCGTCTTAGGACGGCGAGATTCCTTTGGCGAGCTTCTCTCGCTCGCGAGCGCGCTTCTTCGCAAGCTCGACCTTGCGCTGTCGCGACGTCTTCTTGTCCTTCTTCTTGCAGAGGCACTTGTAGCAGTACTCTGGCGGCTGGTGCCGGCGCTTGCTCGCCACCAGCAGGTGCTTCAACTTGATCGGCCGGTCGCAGTCGCGACAGGTCTTGGAACTCAGCTCCGTGTAGGACGGATGGCCTTCTCTCGTGCTGTTGGCAATGCACCTCCTTGAAGTGGAATGACGCCACCGGGAATCGCACCACGGGTCCTCACAGGTTATGAGCCTGGCGAGCTACTGCTGCTCTATGGCGTGACGACCGTGACGGGTTTCGCACCCGCGACTTCCACCGTGACAGGGTGGCACTCTGACTATCTGAGCTACACGGCCAAGATGTCCCCTCGTGGCTTTGCACCACGTCCTTTCGGTTTTCAGCCGAGCGCTCTACTGATTGAGCTAAGGAGACAAGAACAACCAAATTGTCAAAGTGCACAGCAACATTGCTATCCGCTACCGCACTGAAGCGGGATTACATGGACTCACGAATCGCTGTATAGACCCAACGGGAGTTGCACCCGTGCTGCAGGCTGACCCTGCGTGAACCTGTCGTCTCTACTGCCTGTCCTTTGCCTCCTGTTACCTGTTCTCGATTTCTGCGCGGGATGCCCAGACGATGTCAGCGCCCAATGCGCGACACCCTGGAATCTGCGGGGTTGGTGGGTGGGTGCCGCGCTTTAGGCGCTTGTTGGCGTCCACCAACCCCGCTCGGTATCGAGCATGGGGTAGGCGAATGCGCGGCAATTCGACGAGTGAGCGGTCAACAGGGACTCGCCGCGCAACGCCTGTTCTAGGCGTCCTCGCGTGGTCTTCGGCTGTTGAATGCTTCTGGTCACTGAAAGCTCTACCTCGTCACTCACAACACTAGACGATCGAGCTGCTCGCGTCTACAGGGGAACCAAAGAAAAGTGTGCAATCGTTAGTAAAGGCTGCTGTACGAGAGACCTGTCCCCGGCGGCTTACGCTTCTTGCCGGCTGACTGTTTCGGCGCCGGCCGGCGCGGGGCCCGCTTCCGCGGCGTACGCAACGACGACAGCGACTGCGGCTTCTGCTTCTTGCCGCCCTTCGGCTTCCAGAGCTGCTCGATCGTGCGGAGCAGACCTTTGACGACCTCCGTCATGCGCGCGTTCAGGTTCGCCGCCCGGCCGAGCGGCAGCCACCTGGCGTCCTGCATCTCCGCGCTCGGATGCTTGTTCGTGCACTCGGGCTTGCCGTGATCCACGTGCGACGTGTCCGGCTTGCCGCCGGTGTACTTCATGACGAAGTAGTGCGTCGTGTTCCGCCACAGGAAGAACTTGCGGCAGAGCGCCTGCTTCTGATCTTCGATGAAGGCCAAGTCGTCCTTGTTGTTGCCGACTGCCTTCCTGGCAGCCGCCATGACCGCGCCGATGTCGTACTTGCCGCTGTCGCCGAACGCGCTCTTGGTCACGTGCGCGTGCGAACCCGCGACCTTGGCTTTGACGCCGGCCTCCTCGCGCACCTCGCGCGCGGCCCCCTGCTTCAGCGACTCGCCCGGGTCGAGCCCGCCCTTCGGGAACACCCACTTGCCGCCGTACTTCTGCGCCGTCTTCGTCACGAGCACGGGCAGGTCCCACATGTTCTCCGACTCGAAGGTCTTGAACACGATCCCGCCAGCTGCGGTGCGGTCCAGCGACTCGCCCATCTTCTTGATGATGCCGTAGAGCTTCGTCTCCTCGGGCGTGTACTTCTTGGGCTTGGGCTCGGGCGCCGGCGTATAGAGCGCGCTGCTCTTGCCCTTGCTCCCCCACCACGACGATGACGACGACTTCTTCTTCTTCTTCTTCTTCCAGTCGTCGTCGAAGTCGTCCCAGTCGTCGTCGCCGGCCAGCGCTGACAGCGCGAAGTTCTTGCCGCCCGGGATGTCCAGGTTCTTCGCGTGCGCGACGACCTTGCCCTGGGCGTTCACGATGTAGGCGTCCTTGATCTTGCGGTCGATCGGCTTGCCTTCCTTCGCGAGCGCGACGAGCGCGTTGTAGATGTTGGCGTCGGTCGCCGAGCCCCAGCGCTTCTTCCAGCGCGAGACGATCTCCTTGCCGACGCGGAGTCGGAGCTGCGACTTCTCCGTCTTCGTTGGCGCCTTCGGCTTGGCCCCGCCGCTGAACGAGCCGCCGGCCGCGAGCCACTTCTTCCACGACACGCCGGACGGCTTCTTGCCCTTGTCCAGGTCCGCCTTCGTGATCTTGGGCGTCTTGAGCGGGCGGCGCGGGGTCAAGTGGCCGCGCGACTTCTTGGCTTCCAGCATCGTCATGCCCAGCATTCTAGCCGGACCGGCGCCCTGGCCGGTAGCACTCTCCATGGGAGCGCCGCGCGTGCGCCACGCCGATTGGCGCACGGCAGCGACTTGCTGTTCCGGGGGAGGGTCGCGAACCCCTAGCTGATCAGCCTAGCCGGCGCTCCCCGGGGGCGTATCAGTCGTCGTCGTCGGAGTGCGGCCTGTCGTACCCCTCGACGCCCTGGGTGGTGCGCTTGGCAGTGCGCTCGTCGTCCCACATGATCGCGTCTTCGAGGTGCCTGATGACGATGCTGTTCTCCCGGCAGCGGAAGCTCTTGTTCAACATCTTGTAACGCGCAAGGCAGATGCGCAGCACCTGCGGAAGCTGCACGCCGTTGATGCCAAACTCCTTCACCGGTCCGTTCTGGAACTGGATCTGGAGATGGTCGCCGATGGCGACCTTGTCCCAATGACCGTTCGCATCGGCGTGCGTGTCGGGGGTGATATGAAACTCAGTCTTGAGCGTTTCGCTCATGGTGAACTACCTTTCCGGCCCGTTGTTCGAGCCGGCGGGAAGGTAGCACAACCGGCCTACACCGTGTTGTTGTCCCGCCTGGCGTACAGCTTCAGCATCTCGCTCAGGACGCGCGCGTTCCTCACGGCGCCTACGCCCGAATCGAGTCCTGTTCGCAGGATGTGCGCCGCCACCAGCTTGATCTTGGTGTCGCCGTGCGCCCAGATCTCGCTCCGAAAGTACTCGGGCGTGCGCTTGTCCAGGTCTCGCAGTGCGTGCAGAATCTCGAAGGGCACGGGCCTCGCCGATGTGTTGAGCTGCTCTGTTGGAATGGGCGCTGCCGCCAACCACCGGCGCCCTACAGGAGATTAGCGGCATGGTGCGCAGTGCGCTAGGCGTCTGGCAACCGTCCGAGCAAATCGACCGCGGATTCCAGCTCTAGCCGCAGCTTGATGATCTGCGCGTGCAGGGTCGCCGCCTCCTTCGCCGCGTCCGGCTTCCAGAACGTGCCGCACTTCGCGCAGATCTCGCCATCGATCGCGATCGATTGCCCGCCGGACATCCCGTCCACGTACGCCTTGGTAGCCCACCCGTCGCTGGCCCCGTTGTTTACGAGAGGATCGCCTTGGATGGCGTTGCCGCACTGGACGGCGCTAATGGGAACGCCGACACCGGCGCCGGTGACGGGAACGCCGACGCTGGTGCCGCCGCCACCGCTAATGCCGCCGGCCAGCTGGATCGTCTTGCTGCCCTGTACCGACAGCCCCTGCCCCGCCTGGATAGGCGGGATCTTCTTCGGCAGCCTGGCCTTCTTGTCCAGAAGCTCGTCTCGGACGCGATGGAGCTTGTCCAACGAGACCCGATACCCGCAGGACGGGCACGGCGGGCCTGGCTCCACGCGTCCGAGGGGATCGCTCACGCGCCGGAGAGCCTCGCGAGGCGGGTGGGCGCCATGGCCTTCTGAACGGCTTCGGGGAGTCGCCCGAGGTTGTAGTTGGCGTGGAGCTTCTCCACGTAGGCGCGCAGCGTGCCCAGGTTCTCCTCGACCGCCAGCCGGTTGGGCCGCCCCGTCGTGCGGTTCTGCCTGCAGCCGAGCGTGAAGGCCACGTTGCGAACCGTCGTGTAACCGACCGTCCGCTCCCGCGTCTCGACGAGCTTGCGCGTTGCCGAAACGATCTGTCGCCTGTCGCGCTTGCCGAAGGTCAGCAGGAAGCCCATCGACGACCAGCCGCCCAGCTCGTGCCAGACCACCTCCTCCGGGAACAAGATGAACGCGCGCGCCGCGCGCGAGAGCATCTTGGCCGTGGCGCCGTGGGTTCCCATGTGGCTCACGCACCACGTGCGGAACTGCATGTCGCCGCTGCCGCCCCTCGGGAACTCCTGCCGGACCTCGTGCGCGAGGCCGGCCGTCTCGAAATCCACCTTCGTCTGGAGCTTGGACAGTTCCCGCCATCGCTTGATGAACCGCCTCGCCTTGGCCCCGTCAATCTCCTGTTGCTTCTCTGCCACGATCTCCTCCTGCCGTGTTAGTTGGTTCTGTCGTCCTGCTCCTCGCAATCGGAGCAGGCGGAATCTAGCTCCTTAGCTGCCGAAACGGAAGTCGGCGAAATTGCCGCCCGCGCCTTTGTGCGCTCGTAGGGCTGCGCACACCAGCTCGCCCTGCTCGGTGAGCTTGACGACTGGGTAGAGTCCGGTGCCGCCGACCTCGATCAAGCCGACGGCCTCCGCATCGTACATGGCATCCCAATCATCATGATCGGCCAGGTCCACGCCGCACGTGAGGCGCGTCGGGTACTTCGTCTCGTTGCCGTGCTCGTCCTCGAAGATTCGGAACGCGAGCCCCGGGTGCCGGTCGGCGTCGGTTCGCATGTGCTGCTTGGCCGGTACGCCCTTGTGGTCCACGGTGCGGCACTCCAGGTAGGCCAGCGTTGAGAAGTGGTCCTTCCCCCAGAGGGCCATCGGCACCGGCTTCCGGTCCGGCCACTCGCCGAGCGCGTCGGCCTGGACCTGGATTGCGGCTTTCGTGACTGCCCGAGGCTTACGCTTCTTGGTCTTTGGCATCTGGCTTCCTCTCCTCATCGCACTCGACCACGAACGGTCTGCGCTCGGTGTTCTCTAACCGCTGCCAGCCCGACCACAAGCCCGACGTCACGCGGTTGAGCACGTGCGAGATCGCCTCAGCGCCGGTCTCGGCAGACGTCCTGACGACAATGCTCTCGGACACCTCGCGCTGGAGCTTAATCGCCCAAACCGGCATCTGGATTCTCCTTGTCGTTGCGCACGATCTCAGCCAATTCGTCCACCGCCGACGCCTTCGGGCACGGGAAGGCCAACCTGCCCCAACCGCCGGGCACCTGATCGGTCGCGCCGCACTTCTCGCAGATCTCGTCGAAGGAGCTGGCGCCGAACGAGAATCGCGTCTTGTGGCTCGGGTGGAGACCGCTCACGGCGCTAGTCCGTTCCCGTGTGACCGAAGCCGCCCTCGCCGCGGAGCGTGGTGGACAGCTTCTCGCCTGGCGCGAGCCGCGCGACGTGGGCGCGCGCGACGGGCGCGACCACGAGCTGCGCGATACGCATGCCGTGCTCGACCGCGAATGGGGTGGCGCCGTGGTTGATCAGGATGACCTGGATTTCGCCACGGTAGTCGCTGTCGATGGTTCCCGGGGCGTTGGCCACGGTGATCCCGTGCTTGAGCGCCAGACCGCTGCGCGGCCTGATCTGGCCCTCGAACCCGTGGGGGATCGCCATCCGCAATCCGGTCGGAATGAGTGTGCGCTCGCCGACGTAGACCTTGGGAACGAGCACGCTGAGTGGGCCTTTGGGCCTCAGAGCGGCCCGCAGGTCGAGCCCAGCTGCCCCTCCGGTCTTGTAGCTGGGCGGCTCCAGCCCCTCGGCGTGCGGCAACATCTCGATCAGCAGCTCAGGTTCGGGCATTGGCCCTCCGGGGTGTGTTCTACCCCGGTCGAGCGTTTCCGAGAGCTATTTCTTGCGTGTGCGCAGCGATTTGAGCGACCGCCGCTTGAGCCCCTCCGGTGCCTGCTCCCCAACGATCACCCGGTCGAACAGCGACTCCTCCGAGAGCTTGTCGAGGATGGTCGTCCGCCACTTGCCGGTCTTCTTGCTGCCGTAGTTGTAGGCCCCGGCGCGCTTGTGGCGATCGAACAGGGCGCCATCGCGCATGTCGCTGGCGCCGCCGGTCCCCTGGAGCGGCGTGTCGAAGTCGATGAACAGCCCGTGCGCGCCACTGAGCGGCGACACGCGGCCTGTGAACTCCTGCCCCAGGAAAACGCCCTTGATGCGGTCACCCTTGCTCAAGGTGCCCTGGTAGCCTCCCTCCTTCTCGGCCTTGATCTTCAGCTTGAGGGTCTTGAGAGCATCGGCCACGGTCTTGCCGGCCTTGCTGACCGCGAGCAGGTAGTTGGGCTCGCCTTTGGGCGAGAGCTGCACAGCCCACCGCCGCGGTCCCAGGTTCAGGACCGAGAGCACGTAGAGGTTCCCGTAGGCCAGCTTGGTCGAGCCGGTCGGCACGAGGTACGCGCTGTAGCTCGTCTTTGACCCGTAGGAGGGGTGCCCCGGCGACATCTTCATGTCGAGCTTGAGCCGCTTCTTGATGATCCCGACGATGTTCTTGTCGAGCCACGCCTTCGCGGAGTCGGGCAGGAAGTCGGTGGCCTCGGTCAGCCCGACATCCTGCTCCGACAGCCTCAGCGAGTTCATGTAGGCGTCTGCCCATATCTCCGCAAGCTGTTCCACGACGGCGACACCCTTGGGCGTAAGAGTGAAGACCGTGTAGGTGCCTTTGTCGTCTTGAGGACCACCAGCGAATTCTCGCGTCCCCAACCCACGTTGCTGCATCGAACTCGCGAACGTGTCGTGCACCTCGATCTTCTTGCGCTTGTGCCCCGGCTGCGTAAACCCGCGCAGGACTGCGCGCAATTCGTAGATAGCGAGCAGGCCGGCGACCTGCTTGGCGGTCAGCTTGTGCGACTTGGCGAGCTTGCTCTTGCTCGCCGCTGCGTCGGCGATCTTCAGCGCTGCGCGCTTTGCGTTGAACGACGCTTTGACGCCTTTCGCCCTACCGTAGAGAACATCTGCCTCGGTCAGCGCTGACGCGTCGAGTTCCAGCTCCTCCATCGTGCGGTCCAGATTCGCCGGCATTGATCGTTCTCCGGTCGGTTGGTCGATGGCCGTCTTACCCAGCAGCGTGCGATACTTCTCCCAGCCCCAGACTTCAAGCTCGGTCACGCGCCAGGAGCCTTCGGGCCTCGGCCCCTTGTAGGGCAGCTCATCCGCGTCCACGTAGGCCAGCGTCGCATGGGTCTTGAACTGCTCGGCGTAGGGCAGCTCAGCCTCTTCGGGCCCGTAGGTGTGTGCGATCGGGATTCCGGCCGCCTCCGCTGCCATGCGCAGATCAGAGTGCAGGCCGCCCAGGTTCGGCGTCGCGCCCATGTGCGGAATCGTCTGCCCGTCGTTATTCACGAACTCGCTGTAGTGCTTCATGGTCATCGTGAACGGCTCGTACCCGCGCGAGACGCGCCTGACGACCTTGACCAGCTTGTCGTAGTCCGCGGCCGACAGGTCACCGGCGAACAGCAGCGTGTAGTGCGGAACCGAGTCGTCCTCTTCGCTCTTGTCCGGGAACAGCCGGGCGATGTTGTGCGGCACCGGCAGGAAGACGCCGCAGGTCGTGTTGTCGTTGGCGTCGGCCTCGCGTTCTTCGTCCAGCACGTCCAGCTCCTCGTCTTCTTCCGACTCGCGCACCTGCCCGAACAGCCGCCGCACCATCGCCTGCAGGAACTCCGACGGCTTGCGCCCGCGCTTGCTTCTCGCGCGACGCAATAGCGTACCGGTCACGGCCTCGGGCCACGCCTCCCTCGGCGTCGCGTTGGCGTAGTTGGTCGGCAGCTCATCGGTGTGCTTCTTCTTCTCCAACCAGGCGACAAGGTAGTCGTAGTCTTGGTAGGCGTACTGGTCCTGGAACCACCAGGACAACGACCCTACGAGCGTGGCGTCGTCGCCTTTCAGGCTGTAGTCACGGCCCCAGGAAGACGGAACGGTGTCCATTACCTTGAAACGGTCGTCCTTCCGGCGTTTGGCCACGTCGGTCACGATGCCGAGCTTCATGTCTCTGGTGAGCGGCTTGCCCATCGCCCAGAGCATCTTGTTCCAGAAGTTCCGACCGTTCGCCGACAGCCCCTTGTAGTAGACCCGGTGTGCCAGCTCGTGCACGAGCGTCCAAGAGGCGTCCGCTATACCAACATCGCGAACCTTTCCGTCCGCAAGACCGATCTGGTCCGCGTAGACGATCAGCCGATTCGTACTGCTGCTGTAGCGGCCGGCTGAGCCGTCGGTCTTGTCGCGCCACATGAGCGTTACCGGACCGGCCAACCCCTTCGACCCGACGCCCGCTTGCTGGTAGAGCTTCAACGCTAACCCGCAGGCGTGGCGGAAGAAATCGTAACTCTTCCGCAACTCGTCACCGTCGGCTTCGAGCTGGCGTTGGCCGAATTCGGCGTAGAGCAGCATTGGGCCGGCGCGCCCTAGTTCCACGCGATGCCGCTTCGTATCGGCAACCTTCTTCGCGAAAAACGGATACGCCCGGTGGAGCCAGTCGATACCAAAGTCAACTGCGCGTCGGATTTCGTGCACGCGCTGCATGACAGTCGTCTCGACGACGTACCAGTTCAGTTTGTAGTAGGCTTTCTGCTCGCCACCACCTACGCGGTCGCCGATTTCTCGTAGATGCTTGGAACCTTCGCCCAGCCGCTCGATAGCCCACTCCAGCGGTCCGGTGGAGTTGCTGCCGTAGCTGATACCAATGACGCTCTGGACACCGCGGTGAAAGATCATCCACAGGTCGCTTGCGGGGCTGCCGTGCCCAGCAGCGGCCAGGACATTGCGCGGCGTTCGCATGTCGTAGAGCTTGACCGCCGCCGCATCAAGCGAAGCCAGCGGCGAATTGGCCTTGTCAATCACATCGGCAGCGCTGTGCGCCCACGCTTTGAATACCTGCTGCCACTTCTCCTCTGTGCCAGCTTCGTGACCGCCAAACGCATAGCCGGGAGGACTGGGAAGCGACTTGTTGAGCTTCTTGATCGCAGTCTCGAATTCGCGTGCCGCTTTCACGCCCTTGCGCGCGGGCGCGAGTATCGCCTTCCAGTCCTTCGGCAGATCGCCGGCCTTCGCGCGCGGGTATTTCTTGAGGAGCTGCTTGTCGGACTTGTCGGCCTCGATCAGCGTAGTCGGCCGCGGCTCGCCAGCTGCGCGGGCGAAGAGGTTGACCGCATCGAGCGCGGCCTCCTGCTTTGGCGAGTAGCTGTTCTGTACCCGGAGTCGGCCGGCCTTCTTCCGAACAGGCTCCTCGTAGTGAACCCAAACCACGTCGTTCGACTTCTTCGCCGCGAACGCCTGAGCATCCTTCTTGTGCCGGAAGGCGACGATGCCGCGGCCGTCGGCCCAGAGCATGACGAACGCCTTGCCCTCCTCGGCGGTCGCCGGCCACTCCGGCTTGAAGTCGGCGCTCTCCGCGTGAATGAGCGGAGCGCCCCGCGCGAACTTCTTCTGCGTCTGCATGTCGTCCATGCGCGCCGAGATCGGGTCGGCGCACGCCTGGCAGAGGTAGGACCACCTGCCCCACGCGCCCTTACGCATCGTGGTCGCCGCAATCTGGCCCCGTCCCGCGTGCCGGCACTTCTCGCACCCCGCCCCGCTCGGCGGCACCGCCTCGACGACGCCCTCCCGCTTGACGCCGGGAATCCCTCCCCGGTGCCCCCAAAGGCGCGCGCGGACCTCTTGCCACATCTCGCTGTTGACTTCCCGGGAAGCGCCCACGATGTCATCGGCGAGCTTCTGGTCCTCGGAACTCAGATCCTCGGTCAGCCGCGCGAAGAGGCTCACCTGACCTCCATCCTGAAAGGCCCATCGCCGTCGATGCCGAAGCGCTTGCGATACTGCCGGTCGTCGGGGTCCACAACGACCTCGAACGAGTGGCCAACACCGGCGGTGTCGCGAATGTACTCCAGGAGCTTCCGCAAGCCGCCCTCGTCGCCGCGCACGGAGACCTTGAAGCTCGTGTCCCACTCCTTCTCTTCGATGACGATCGGCGTACCCCGCTCACCGCGCTTGACCTTGAACACCGCGTCGCCGCCGGTGCTGACGTAAGCGCCCTCAACGAACGGCCGACCCAACAAGCTCTTGAGCTTGGCGAAAATACGGTCACGAACCTGGCCCTGGTTGAACCCTTCCTCGGTTCGCGGCCCCAGAATCTCCGTCCACTCCTCGTGGTTGAACAGGTAGCACGGGTCCACGACGATCACCGACCCGGTGTCCACCGGCACGTCGTACTGGCCGAACTCTCCTTCGCACAGCACGCGATCGTAGAGGCTCATTTCGCCGCCTTCTTCTTGATGGTCTTGAGCGGCCGGCGCTCTGGCCAGCTGGACTCTTGCCGGTTCCGCTTTCTGGCCCGGTTCCGCTTGGCGAGCCACTTCTCGTAGACCTTGGTGCCCGGCTTGAGCAGGCTCACGGCCACGGAACCGCAGCGCTCGGCGCGCTCCTCGGACCACTGGCGTTTCTTGGAGCCCCTCTTCTCGCGCGCGCTGATGGCCGCGTCGAGCTTGCGCCTGAGCGCCGCCGCCTGAGCCGCAGTCTCCGGTCCCTGCTTGCCGGAGTTGAGCCGCTGGAGCTGCGAAAGCACCCGACTGACGTCATCCTCACCGAGCCGCCCGCACCCGCCGACGTCCTCAGCCAGCTTCGACGCCATCTCGATCAGCTTCACGATCGGCACCACGTAGTCGAGGCCCGTCATGTAGCGCAAGCGGTGCTTGCGGATCTCGTCGGCCAGCTTCGGGTAGTCCTTGCAGCACTCCTCGGCGGCCTCGGCCATGTGACCAACGGCGAGCCACCGGTGCGCGGGATAGTCCTGCCGCGTCTCGGACATCAGCGCGGCGGCTTGGCCGAGGTGCTTCAAAACACAAAGGAGGCAACTTTCCCTTAGCTCCTGGAGAACCTTCATCAGTGCGCCCCCATGGCGGCTTTCGCGAGGTGAACGAGCGAAGCGGCAGTCTCGCTGTCCTTGTAGGTGCTCTTGGCCTGACCGGCGATGGTCGAGAGCACGGCGCGGGAGATGTAGGCGTTCTGCATCTCCGGCGTCAGGCGCGCCCAGCCTGCTCCCCACTGCGCCTTCGCGCTCTTGCGCGCCGCGCCAACGGTCTGGCCGATCCAAGCCTTGTCCGGCTGCGCTTCGCCCTCGGTCATGAGCCTGCTGTGGAGATTCACGGGATCGCCCCCTTAGCCGCTCCCATGTTCTCTGCTGGAGGCGTCGGAGGCAAGCAAAGGCTCAAGCCAGCTCGCCCAGCATGTCCACGGCGCTTCTGGCCTTGACCGGCACCCAGTCGTCGTGGTCGTAGACGCCTTTGAACGGCACGCGCTGGGCCCGGTCCGCGGCCGGGTTGTCCCGGTTCCGGTTGAAGGCGCGCGCTTGGCCGCTCGACAACCGCTGTACGAAGTCGGGCTCAGGCCAAAATCCGGCCGTGCGGCGTTCAGCGCAGTTCACGGTGCTGCAGTCGCAAGCCCGGTCCCACTTCACGACAGCCGGGCCAGCCGCTCTACCGCCGACGTCCCGACGTGCTCGTCGAGGCGGTCGATTCTGAGCTGCAGCGCCTTGCGTATCTGCATTTGCGGGCAGCAGGCGCGCGCATCGCGCAGGATGTCGCGGAGGACCACGACGTAGGACGGCGGCCACGTCGTCACGTCAATCCGAACCTCTCCGCGGCTGGTCTCGTCGCTGTCGTCCAGCGCCTTCGCGATCTGGAGCAGCGCGGCGTAGGGCGGCGGGCGGCCGAGCAGATCGCGCCAAAGTCCGGCGTCCGTGCGTTCCCGCAGGCGCGGCCGGATCTCGGCGCAGATTCGTTTGGTCAGGTGCAGCTTCACAACTCTTCGGCGTTGTAGTAAATATCGGCGATGCGCTGGCACTTCCACTCCCGGCCCTCGCGCATGTCCAGCTCTTTCTTACGATCCGTGATCCTGCGCTGCCGCGAGACCAGCTGGTCGTCGCCGCCGAGGTCGGCCAACATCGTGATCGGATCGCCGCGGTCCAACGGTTCCCAATCGTCCAGCTTCTTGGCCAGTACCAGAGCCATCGGAGTGCCGCTGTAGTTGTAGACGCGCGTCTCGTAGACCGGCTCGTCGGTCTCCAGATCGAACTTCACCAGGTTGCTGGCGGCGATGAACGGCTGCTCCCAGGCCCGGTGCTCTTGCTCGAACTCCGGCGTGCGGCGGTGAATGCCCCACGTCTCGTTCTTGGGGCCCAGCAGGAACGGCCTGATCGCAACGTGGATCGCGCTTATCTTGGTCGCCAAATGCACCTTCATGCCACAACTCGCACGAGATCGCCCATGGTCGAGATGACATCACCGTCCTCTAGCTCGACCTCTGTGCAACCAATCGGCCGATCGGGGTCGGAAACCGGGGCGACGACGATGACCGGCGCAAGGTCCAGCCGTTTCGGGTCGCCGATGATCTTCACCACAAACCCGTTCTGGCCCACGACGTTCGGCCGAATCGGCCGCGGCCACGCCTTCTGCAACTTCCTGATCCGCACGAGCGAGCCAATCTCGATCTTCATACGGTTGTTCTACCCAGGTCGATCGAACCCAGCCGCTCAACACCGCCCATCCCCTCCAGCATCTCGGCGCGTTCGCGCAGCGCCTTGCCGGTGCCGGAGAGCGCCGGAAACTCCGACACCAGCCGAAAGGCGCGCGCGTAGGCGTCGTGCATGAGCACCGGCACGCGGATCGTGCGAACCTTGATCCCGTCGAGGTGGATGCGCGGCGATTCCAGCGGCGGGCGCGGCAGCGCTCGCATGACGGAGGCCAGCTCCTCATCGTCCGGGTTCTCCCACAGGATGTGAGCCAGCCCGCAGCGCAGCATCATGAGCTGAACACCGGTCAGCTTGATCGGTGTGCCGGATTTCTTCACGACCCTGTTCTACCCCGGCTCTTGCCCATCACCGGCCGATCTGTGAGCCTAACCACAGGAAGAGTCGTCGCTACCGTCGTCTGGCGCCAGCGCGGCCAAAGCGTCGATCACGGACACGTGCGCCAGGATCGCGGCACAGACCGCCTCGAACGCACGACCTTCCCACTTGGCAATGCGCTTCACCGCCGCTCGTCCCATCTCCACGAAGTTCTCGCCGCTGTTGAATTGCTCCTTCAGGATGACGCAGACGTACGGCTTGTATCGGTAGCGCTTGCCTTTGGGTGGATAGTACTGGTGATAGCCGCCGGAGCCGCAAGAGCGCCGCCAGTCGGTGGCGAGCATGTAGCTCTTGATCCACGTCCAGTCCAGGCTCTCGATGAGCTGCGCTCGGCGGTCGTCGCGGTAGACATCCGCGAGCCACTCGGCAACATCGTCCTTCGAGTGCGCCTTCTCGTCCGAGAACGCGAGCATTAGCTTGCGAACGATCGGCACGAGCGCCGGCCGCAGATCGATCTCGGTCGCGCCAGCTGGAACTTGCACAACGAACGGATCCCCGGTCACGTCCCCCACGCCTCCTCGGACAGCCGCGCCTTTTCGCGCAGCCAACGCCAGTAGCCGTCCTCCGTTCGCTTGCCGATCATCATGTAGTGCGGCGCGTGCGTCCCGTCGATGACCTTCTGCTCCATCGCGGTCAGGCCCATCACACAATCGCCTTCGTGGTCTCTCGCGCGTACGCAACGCGACCACGCGGGCGAGCCGACGTAAAAGGCAAGAGACGTCGCGCTGCCGTCCCCGCACCGGAAGAGGTGGGCCAGGCGATCGACAGCGCTCTTGACCTCCTCAGTCATCATCCTCCCGCACCAGGTCCCCGAGTTGATCTACGGCCGAGCGCGGCGGGCCGAACGCCGTCACGGTAATCTCGTCGTGGATAGTGGAGAACACCGGGCCGAGCTTCGTGACCCCGGCCGTCGCGATCTTCATCGAGGCGGCTAGGCGCTTGAAGGCCGGGAGCAACTGCGCGAAGGCGTCGGAGGTGTTGGTCTGCCGGCTCATGGTTCCACCACCCGCGCCAGCCGGTCTACCGCAGACCAGGGCTCGTAGACCGGCTCCAGATGCGAGTCCAGCATGCCCTCCCCGAGCCGGAACGTGATGTTGAACCGCTGCACCAACGAGGGGCACGTCTCGCGCAATCGTAGGATCGTGCCGAACGCGACGCGCTGCCAGTCCCAGGGCGCCAAGCCGTCCGCCGGCTCCAAGCACTCGCACTCCTCGATCGTTCGGGCCACCAGAACTTTCTCGGCGTGGGTCGGTTCTTCGGTCACGGTACGACCCGCCACGGCAAGCGCGGAGGCGAGGGCGCGCCGGGCCGCACCAGATCTGCGAGCCGGTCTACCGCCGAGCGCCGGTCCTGGTAACAGGCCATGGCCATGGCCGTCGCCATGTAGTTGACCGCGTCGTTCGCCTCCCGCCGCATCCTGTCAACACGGGTCTCGAAGTGTTGGAGTTCGGCGGCGAAACTGGGGGACGCCGGCTCCATGAAATGCGCCGGCACCACGAGCGCCTTGCTCATCATCAGATTGCGCAGGCGCTCGTATTCCTCCCTCATGGTTCGTTCCTCCCAACATCGCCCAGCAGGTCCACCGCGCTGATGCCGATAAGATCGGCCACGTCTCGCGCGATCCGCGCCATCTCGGCGCGGTGCTCATCCGGGCCGTGCACCACAGCGAAGCGCGCGAGCCAGTAGAGCGGTTCGACGAACGACGCGCGCTTGACCATCGTCCCCTCCGCGCGCCCTTGGCCCTGGAACAGCAGAAGTTCTGCGTCGGCGAGCGAGTAGACCATCAGATGGCCGGGAACCGCCTCGCGAATCTGCTCCTCCCGGCAGACGGACATCAGGTCGAGCAGGTAGGCGCAGGCGGCAGCGCTGACCGGCACTCCATCAGTCGGCATCGGCTAGCCCTCCCAGCAGGTCAACCGCGCTAGCCTCCAAGTACTCCTTCAGCATCCAATCGGCGTCTCGGTGCGCGAACGAGCGCATCAGCTGTTTGTTGATCCGCGCCATGCGCTCCTCTGGGCACACGATCTCGAACAACTCCTGCCGTACCTTGGTATCGCCCGAGCGGGCGCGCTCGGTCAGTTCTGGATTCTCCTCGCACGCGGCGCACACACGCGCGGACCACGGCTCGCCCTTCCGCCAGGTCACGACACCAGCTCGCCGAGTTGATCCACCACGGAAACGAGCACCAGACCGCCAGAGCGCCGATTGCCGGGCACGTGGCTCGCCACGCGTCCGTTATCGTCCCTGCGCGCACTCACGACAACCCTGTGCGGTTGAACATCGACCGCGGTCACCGTTCCCATGCGCCGCCCGTAGGTTTCCCTGTGAACCTCCCCGGACCAGTAACACCAGGACACGCGGTCTCCAACGCGGAAGGTCACACCAGCTCCCCCAGCTTGTCCACAACGCCGAGCGGCCGGAGCAGGCCGACCACCTCGTGCGCGGGGTGGTCCGGCGTATCGTCGAAGCGGACTACGCACGTCGCGCCCGCCTTCTCGGAGTAGCCGAGCACCGTGCCGCGCCGCCCGCCGAGAGACGCCGACTCTGGAATGCCCTCGACGCGGTCGCCGATCTTGAAGCGGTACCAGTAGTCGTCGCTGGGACGATCTTTCATCGAGGCAGCGCCAGACTACCGAGCGCATCCACGGCCTGCAGACCGGTCGCGTTGATCATCTCCGTGATGCGCCGCTCCAGGGCCGCGCGCACCTGCGGATTGGTCACCGGCTTCCGGTGCTGCGTCGGGCAGTCGTGCGAGTGGTCCGGCTCGTCCAGCGTGGACCTGATCAGCGAGAGCAAGAGCCGCACGCTCGGCAACGGCCACCCGTCGATGTCCTTGTAGACGCTGCCGCCGTACGTGCCCTTGTGAGAGCCGCTCATGATGAAGCTGCTGACCCGCTGATAGTGCTCGTCGCCGGAGCGGGTATCGGTCGGACGTCCGTGCCAGTCCCATGAGCCGAACGTGCGCTTGAGCGCGCGACACTGCGTCTTGCTGAACCGGACCTCGGTCTTAGGTCTCATCGACCAGCTCCGCCAGTTGATCGACCGCGGGCGCGGGCGCGAGACGATCGGGCGAGAAGACCCCGCCCTCTCCGTTGTTGAACTTCACGAACCAGCCGCCAGGTCCGTCACCGCCGCGGCTCGTGTCGCGGAGGATCCGACCGAGCATGCTCTGGTACTTCCCGCGCCGGCCGGTGTAGATGACCAGATCGCCCTCTTTCAGCATCACGCCTCCTCCCGAACGATGTTGGCCAGCTGGACCACGGCGGGCTCCGGCTCCAGCACTTCCTCATCGAGTGTGTACGTCCACGACGCGTCGCACGCGACGCGATAGGCGTGAGCGGCTCCCCAGTCGTAACAGTCAACGACGGTTCCCGGACCGGCGACCGGCTCCACCACGCGGTCACCGACCTTGAATCTTCCCTTGCGCTTACTCACGGGCCAACCTGGCGAGCCGGTCTATGGCCGGCTCCGGCCACAGGGCCTCCTCGACGAGGGTAATCCGCTCCTCGAAGAAGGGGGCGGTGATGGGGAGATCGAGCAGGAGTTGGTAGCTCCAGCCGATGTTCTGGTCCAGGTAGAAGAACTCGATGACCGCGGCACCGTAGAGGTAAGTCACTACGCGGTCGCCGATCTTGAAGCGCGCCGGCTCAGGCATCGTCCCCCACGATCGCGGCGAGCTGGACTACAACCGATTCCGGCTCCAACGCCCCCTGAACGTACTGGACCAAGGGCGCCGGGCGGTCGAGCGCGACCGTGTAGATCGGGCCGATAACACGGCCCTGGTAGTAGGTCTTGATCTTGCCGGAGCCGTGATGCGCGGTCACCACGCGGTCGCCGACCGCAAAGTGTGCCGGGCTAGGCATCGGCCAGCTCCCCGAGCAGATCGATCGCGGATCTCGGCACGACCTTCTCGACCGGCACCTCCTTGAGAATCCCGTTCGTGAACGAGAGATCGTAGGACGCGCGTCCGCGCACATTCCCGCGCACGGCCCAGATCGTCGCCCGCCAGCGCTCCTGCGCGCCTTCCACAGTCTCGTGCAGGTAGTAGACCTTGTCGCCAACCTTCATACCTACGTTCTACCCCCGCTCTTGCGCTGCGGTGCACACGCATAGACCATGAAAGCGGAAGAGTCAGTCGCTACCCCGCTCGCGCGGCGCCAGCTTCGCGAGCAGCTCCACCACGCTCGGCATGCCGGCCTCGTTCAGGTCCACGTAGATGCTGGACGCCATGCCGTCGGCCTCGAACACGACTAGCCGCAGGCAGTTCAGGTGCGCCCTCGGCTCGCACGCGCACACCCAGTGCTTTGCCCGGCGCCTCCAGCGGCGATAGCCGGCGCCCGATTCCATGCCCTCGGGCGGGTCCGTGCTGTTCCAGTAGGGGTAGTCCTCCACGAAGTCGGGCAGCTCCAGCTCGTGCCGCGTCAGGTACTCGCCCCAGGGCACCGTGTAGGCCCATCTGCCCCGCGGCCACCAGATCCGCCAGCCGCACTCCAGATCGAGAAGCGGGGTCCGGTGGGACTCTGCCGCCACCTTCCTGAAGATGTCGGTGATCTTCCGCGTGCGCGCGTGCCAGGTATTCTTGTCCAGCACCTCCGGCTTGATCGCCGCGGCCAGGTGCCGCGCCTGCTCCAGGATGAACGCGTAATGCGCCGGCCGCACGGTGTCTACGAATTCGCCGAGCTTCGTCTTGGGGAAGCGCTTGCCCTCGAAGATCTTGGTACTCACCCGACAACCTCCGCGAGTAGATCGACAGCCGACATCGGACGTATATGGTCTGGGCGCACCCCGATGATGCGGGCCCGACCGACGCCGCGCGTGACCAAAGCGAGGATGGTGTAGCCGGCGTAGTTGGGCGGCGGGCAGCGCTCGATGGTCGCGTAGAGCCGGCGACCGGACTTCCAGCGCGGATCGTACATCACCCGGTCGCCGGTCTCGAACCCGCTCATCGGACGATGTCCGCAAGAAGCTCTACGGCCGACAGCGGCTCCAGCTGGCCGACCAACGCGCGCCTGGGCTGCCGCGGCACGCCCCCTAAACCGGGCCCGTCCATTCGGATGACGTAGCCTCCGTCATGGCACGGCCCGCTCACGGTTGCCCGCTCACGGTTGCCGTGCCACTGGCGCGGGTCGTAGATCACCCTGTCTCCAGGCTCATACGAGGTCAGGCTCATAGGAGGCCGGGCTCGCGCGCGACCATGGCCAGCGCCGTGACTGCGTCCATGGTCTTGAGCATCTCCTTGCGCATCGCTTTGGCGAAGAACGCCTGCGCAACCTTGAGCCCTTCGGCGTGTGCGGTCTCGGCGGCGGCGGCCTCGGCGTTCTTGTACACCACGCGATGCTCCTCGCAGCAGAACAGCCGCGGGAGCACGTCCGCGTCGTAGTGTCCGTGCTGCCACTCTGTGTAGAGCTTCGCAACCGAGTCGCCGACGTGGACGCTGCGCGCAACCCACGGGGCCGGCAGCTCGATCTTATCGCGCAGCGCGGCCCCGATCTCGTGAACCGTGAAGCAGAGCTGGCAGCGGAGCACGAGCGCCAGGCCCTTCATGACGCCGTTCTACCCAGGTCCGCGAGACGGTCCACGGCGCTCCGCTGCTCCTCAAGAAGCTCGTCCAGATCCGAGAAGCCCGCCTCCTCGATCTTCTCTTCGGCGTCGAGCGCCCCTTTGGCGATCTCCAGCAGCTCGAACAGCGTGCTGTCGGTCAGCGCTTCAAAGAGGTTGGCCTCGTCATCGTCGGTAGTGCGTGCCAACAGCTGGTCGTGTACGTCGGTGATCTCCCACGAACCGTAGCGCAGCCTGCTGAACCGCTTGCCGCCGGCCATGCGCGCTGCGAGCAGCTCCAGCGCGGCGATCTTGCCTCTAGTCATCGTCGGCAACCTCCCCGAGCAATGTCACCGCGTCCAGCGGCACCAGGCAGAACACAAACGTCCTCAACGGCGGCGCGCCGCCACTGTCGTCGTAGTCCACCGAGACTTGGGCCACGAGCTTGCCGTCCATCCAGGTCCCGAAGAAGGGCACCGAGACCACAGTCCCAACGCGACCCGAGCGCGGCCCTCGGAACGCCCGCACGCGCACGCCCTCCTGCGCCCACGTGTCGATCGAAACGAGCATCAGACCAGATCCGCCAGGCGGTCCACCGCCGGCAGCGCCACCAGGTAGCGCTCCTCCGTGCCGAGGAGCCGCTCGGTCGTGCGCGGAAGCGGGCGCAGGTTGTAGGTCCACCAGCCAAAGCCGAAGTGGGCGCGCTCCTTCAGCGACGAGTAGAGGTTCACCTCCTCGACCTCGAACCGCCGGCCGTAGCAGTATTTGCGCAAGACCACGTCGCCAACGGCGAACAGCGGGTAGCCGGCTTCCTCGGGAACGCGAACGCTCCCGCGCGTTCCGGCGTGCCACCGCCACCCCGCTTTTCCGACGTCGTTCATACAGCTGTTTTACCCCCCTCGTGCGCCGGCAGCGGGGGTAGAACAACACCAGGAGCAACCGCCGTGACGATCATCACGACCAAAAGCGACATTGACGTCCTCGACCTGTTCGTCCACGACCGCTACGACGCCGGCAACCTGGACGAGCGCGAACTGGCCGCAGCGCTCACCGCGCACATCCAGACAGCACTGACCAAGCACCTGAATTCCTGCCCGATGGACGAATGGGAACGGCTCACCAACCTCAAGGTCCAGGCGCCGGACGAGACCAACCTCGACCGCTTCGTGTTGGGCAACATCGCCGAACGCTGCAGCTCGTGGGACGCGGTCGAGGCGACGTGGGCAAGAGCCGGACTACCTGAGACGATCTCCAATTCGCTAGCGAGCCTGCAGCAGAGCGGCGCGACCTGGCGGCTGGTGGACGGAAAGCTGAAGAGGATTCGATGACCGACCACAAGTTCGAGCCGGGCGACCGGGTGCGCACGAGCTTCGAGGGCGAGGAGTTCCCCGGCGTCTACGAGATCGTGGGCTTCGACGCCGGCAACGGACCGGGCGCGCTGCTCGAATCCGCCGATGGCGATAAGACCTGGTGCCCGATCTCCGATCTGCACCTGGTCACAGAGCCGCAGCCCGCGCTCTCGCCCCGGCAGAAACGGAAGGTGCTCGACTTCGCCACCTTCTTCGCCAACCTGAAGCTGGCGCCCGCCGAAGCAGCGCTGACCTTGCTCAAAAGCCTGCTCTGCCTCGCCTGCGGCACTCCGCTCACAGAGAAGCACCCCGTCTGCTACTGCGAGAGGGACGATTGACCTCAGAACCAAGCCCCTACGCGCCCAAGTTCCCCTGCTGCCGGTGCGGCAAGCCGGTGCACGTCAAAGGCGCCTACTGCGACGAGTGCTACCGCGCGAGGAACAAATGACAGCGCCCAGCTACTCAACGAACGACCCCAAGGGTTGGTGCGGCGACCCGCGCCGCGGCGCTGCGATGGGGCGTCCGACGGTCCAGGATGGCCAGCCCGAGGGCGAGCTGTTCCTGCGCCGCGTCCACCTGCGCGACGGCTACGACACCAACGGGACCTACTTCGGAGCGTGCATCAACGGCGTGCCGCCCCTCTGGTGGTACGCGGACGAGAACGGCAACGTGGACGCCATGCTGCGGGCGCGCAGCGCGGAAGACGCCATCGCCCAGCTGATCAAGCTCTACCCCAACGCCAGGATCAAGGTCGCCACCGCGGTAAGGCACAAGTGAGCTTCGCCGCTGGCGACCGCGTGATGTGGATTGACCCGGAGACCTCCGTGCCGCCGGTCATTCGCCTTCCGGGCACGATCGTGTGGGTTGCCCCAGACGAAGGCCCCGGCCGGCATTGGCGACGCGTGCGCATTCGGCTCGATGAGAACCACCGGCCCTTCACGGTCACCGTTGACGAGATCGAGCCGATGTCGGCGGTCGAGCAGCTCGGCGACTTGGTCCACGAATGAGCGGCAGCCCGACGAGCAAGTACCAGTGCGTGTCGCGCCCAGGCAAGTGCAAGTTCGAGTGGACCTGCGGACCGTGCTGCGCGTGCCACGTCCCCAGCTCGCCCAAGTCCAAGGCGAACGAAGCGGAGGCCGAACGTAGGCAGGCGCGGTGGCGGGCGAAGGATGCCGTGACGAAGCTCGGCAACGTGGTGAGTCCGCCGTGACCGCCAACGAAGCGCTCGCGCTCAAGAACGGCGACACCGTGATGATGCGCGGGCTAGCCGATTGGCGTCGCGTCCGGGTGGCCCACAAGCGCCTCCGCAAAGACGGCTCGGTCCGCGCTATCGACCTGACCTGGCCGAACTCGCTCCTCAAGGAAGTGCCGCTGTCGCACATCGCCGCACTGTCGGCGATCGATCGCCTCGGAGATCTGGCGTGATGGCGAAGGCGAGATCGGCCCCCTTCTTCAAGCGCGGCGACCGTGTGCTGCTCCTGACCAAGCACTGGCGCGGCAAGGACCAGCGCGGAACAGTGAAGAAACACGGGTGGTGTGTCGGCGCTTGGCGCTACGCCGTACGGCTCGATGGCCGGCGGGGGCTGACCCGCTACAACCGCACGTCGCTCCGCTTGCTGAACGCCATCGAACTGCTGGGGGAGCTGACATGACCGAGCCCGACTACGGCAAGCCCATCACCCGCTACGACCTCCTGCTGTCCCGCCCGCACCGAGCGTTTCTCGATGCGTTGGACGACGCCTTTGATGAGCCCGGCGCCTTCACGGCCGAACACGCAGACGACGAGTTCTGGCTGGAGACCAAGAAGGGGACTCGCGTGCTCCTGATCGCGCACGCGGTCTACCCGCCAGCGCCACCAAAGCCCAAGAAGCCGGAGAGCCTGACATGAAGTTCGGAGAATACGACGACGGCTACGACGAGCAGCCAGAGATCGACGGCCGCGTCACGCTCTACGTCATGGGAGCAATCGACGAGCTGCGGGCCATCGGCATCATCGAGACGATCGCCGGCGACCCGCCGCTCACGAACCACAAGCAGCGGAAGCTCTACCGCGAGCTGAAACTGGACGGCTTCAAGCCAACGCTTGACGAGGCCGAGGCGGTGCTCAGCAGGTCCGTGTGCGCCGACGACCAGGCCCTCTTCCTGCGCCTGTTCCAAGGCATCATCGAGGACGGCTGGAGCAAGATCCGCCGGATCCACGCCGAGCAGAAGGTGCAGGAGGCCCGCGATGACGAGGTCCGTCGCACCTACGGCTGGCCGGACAACTGGATTCCGCTATGACCCGCTCTCCCAAGCACTCCGGTGTTCCCCAACGGGTGGCGATTGAGCTGCTAACAACGCGGAAGAAGAACAGGTTCAAGGCTCTTTCGCGCTACAAGCAAGACGGCTGGCGGATCATCGCCGGAGCAATAATGGTCGTTCCTCAGAAGAACGGCCGCTACAGCATCGTAGACGGCGCGCTTCGCTACTACGCAGCAAAGAGATTCAAGATGCCGACGATGATGTGTCTGGTGTTCCCCTCCCGAGCACTGGCGCTGGAGTACTTGAGCGTATGGACATGACGGTGCGCGGATTCTTCGACGGCCACTGCACCAAGTGCGGCGCCCGGATCGGCTGGGCCGGAACGGTAGCGGACAGGCCGCCCTGCCACGCCTGCGGGTTCCAGCAGGATCCGAAGGAACTGGCCGCCGCCCAGAAGGCGATGGACGACGCTCGGAAGGCGATGACCAAGGCGATAGAGGCGCGCGCGAAGGAGCCCGATGACTGAGCCGGATTACAAGATCGGCGATCGGGTCGTGGTAGCTGTTCATCAGCCGGGGCACCGCCGGGAAGGAAAGATCGAAAAGCTGCCCACCGAATGGCCACAGCTCTACGGGACGTGCTACCTGGTGCGGTTCCCGTCCGGCGCGACGGCTATGCTCACTGCGAGCGAAATCAACCACGTCGATGTCGTGACGCGTCTCGCGGAGCTGGCATGAGTCTGCTCGGAACCAAAGACAAACGAGAGGGACTGTGGAAGTGGGCGCGCGGGCAGCAGCACAAGCTCAAGAACGAGCGCGGCAAGCTCGAAGATCGGATCAAGGCCATCGACTTCGACCTGGAGCGCTTCGCGCAGATCGAGTACGCGGCCAAGCCGAACCCGTGCAAGGCGTGCGACGGGCTCGGCAAGATCCGTCACTGGATCGCTCAGGATGAGAGCGAGGTCAAGGACTGCCGCACCTGCAGAGGCTCCGGCGAAGGCCCGGATGTGGTGACTCAGCTGGGCAAGGTGGTGTCGTGAACCACGACCCCGGCCTGTGGGGACCGCCGATGCCCTTCTACGAGGCGGTCGGGTTAAGCCGGGATGGCGTAGCCGGCCTGTTCGATGAGCTGCCCGACGACTACCCCGAGGATGCCCCGGGCACCGTGCTGAACGTCACGCTCCACGAGGGCGAGCCGCGCGCGATCAACGGCAACCACTACCAAGCCCTGTGGCTCGACGAGCACGTCCGCGAGTGCAAGGACTGGCGCGCCTTTCACCCCAAGGATGCCGTAACCCGGCTCGGCGAGGCAGCACCATGAAGCGCGGCGATCTGGTCCGGGTCAGGCAGGACTGTGGCTTCACCAACGACGGGTTCTTCAGGCGCGGTCAGACCGGCAGGCTCGTGACGACCCCCGAGGAAGTTTGCGTTGACTGGCACAAGGGCCACTTCGAGACGAGCTGCCAGGTCCGCTTCGGCCCAGGCGACACCGCCACGATCGACAAGGACGATCTGGAGCCGATCGACGACGTCGTCTCGGCGCTCGCGCAGCTCGGGCACTTCCTGCCGACCGACGCTGACATCGGCCGCGGCGTGATCTACACCCCGCCGCACGGCGGACCGTCTGAGGACGGCGCGATCACCGGCTTCAACGATCAGTACGTGTTCGTGCGCTACCAGGACCAGCACCCGAGCGCGTCCGGCAAGGCCACGCTCCACGCGGATCTGAGGTGGCTGTCCCAATGAAATACGAAGGCCCGCCCTACTACGTCGGCGACATAGTGAACTGGCTCGGCTGGAAGAACAAACTCAACGGCTTCCCGCGCGTGCGCCGCGGGCACGTGTGGCGCATCAAACCGGCGCGATCGATGCACGGTCCGACGCTCTACGTGCGCGCACTAGACGGGTTCGGCAACGCGACGCTGCTGCCCGGCCTGCACGGCGTCAGCAAGGTCTCGGCCGTGGACGCGCTCGCGGAGCTGGGACGATGACCGTCGTAGACACGCTGCTCGCGATCATCGCCGCCACGCAGTCCGGCATTGAGACCATGCCCATCGCGCGGGCGCTTCGCCAAGCGGCGATCCGGCGTCTGGCAGAGGAGCTGGCGAATGAAACTCCCTGACCTCAAGCCTGGCGATTGGCTGCGGTGCACGCTGCCCGAACTCACCTCGATCTACGGCACCTACTGCCGGGTCATTCGCCTGCCGGACCCGGTCGCGCGGCGGGGAGCGTTCGTCGCGTTCCCGCCCATGCGCGAGGGCTGGAAGCCTTACCGCACTGCGCTGGACGACGGGCATTGGGTAAGACCCGACGACGCCGTGACGCTGCTGGGATGGGTCGCCGCACGATGAAGACCGTCGAGCGCGTCCTCTGTCTCTTCGGTCACCACGACTGGCACGTGGACAAAGAGGAAGACCGGTTCGACCCCGACCACTTCGCCGACAACCACGACAGCCCCAACTGGTGGGGTATTGTCGGTGTCGGCGTTGCGGTGTTGCTCGCCTTCGTCGGCCTGATCGGGACCATCGTCATTGTGGCCAAGCCCGCCGACGGCCCGCACAACCTCTTCCTCGGGTTCCTCGTGCTCGGCGCCGTCTGGGGCTGGGTCGCCTCGTTCATCTACCGCCACAGGAAACGGCGCGACGCCGTCTGCATTCGGTGCGGCAAGAAGCGCATGGAGTTCACCGACCGTCAGCAGCAGTTGAAGAACGCAAAGCTGTTCTTCACAAGCCTGCGCGAAGTGGAGGATTGGGACGACGATGACGCCCGCCAGAGGCCACCGAAGGTGAAGGCGTGAACAAGACCAAGGTACGCCTCTTCGCGGACTGGTCCCGTCCCAACAACAACAACGGGGTCGGATTCGCCGCCATCGGACGGCCCAATCCCGGCGGCGTCGAGTTCCACATCGACTTCGCGGACTGGACCCGTAGCGACGACAAGATCTCGATCGGTTTCACCATCATTCAGGAGCCCGTCAACGAGCCCAGCGACGACCTGTTCATCGTGAAGCTCGTCATCCCGGACGACCCCGAGGAGGACGGCGCGGTGAACCAGCTGGGCGAGCTGGCCGGCGGTAACGCCTGGCACCGGGTCCAACGCGTGATCGGGCAGCAGGCTCCCGGCGGCTCCAAGCTCGAACGCGGCGTGCTCTACAACGTGATGCCCAACGTGCAGTGCATCGTCGAGCTGGACCCGCGCGGTCTCATCGAAACCGGCGTAGCCGATGGAGGGCTCACGATCATCCCGACCGTCTACAAGGTCGTGGAGCCGTGAAGCGCTACAAGCTGGCCGCGGGACTGCTCAAGCTCACCAGCGCCCTCGCCCGCGCCCTGCCAAAGAAGTGGTCGCTGACCATCCTCAACGGCCAGGTCTACGCCTACAAGGACGACCAGTACTGGGTCTACCTGGACGACCCCGTCTCCAGGCTGGCGAGCGTCCTCGACGAATCGTCGCGGGCCGGCGCGCCGGACATCACGCACCTACCCGACAGGGGCGCCTGGCGCCGGGCCGAGTCGCTGCCGGAACGGCGATGATCTGCAAGTGGTGCAAGCGCAACCGCGCGCCCGCAAAGAGCGGCGGGCTGGGCTGCGCGGCATGTTTGCGCCAACGCGGGCGCCACCCGCGCTGTGCGCTATGCGACGGCCCAACCTACGGCACCGCCCCCGATCCGCGCTATCGGTTCTGCCCAACCTGCTCGCCGCGGAAACCAGCCCGTGCCCCCAGAGCCGACGAAATCGCCATCGTCCTGGTCAATCCGGTCGGCGAGGAGCGCGAAGTCTACCGCACCAGGAAAAGCACGCTCCCAACCCATTTCCGCGACGGCGCGCTGGTTCGCAACAAGTCGGTCTCCGGGCTTACCCCGCAGGTACTCGACACGACTTGGCAAGCCTGGGCCACAGCGCGAGCGCTTTGATAGCCTGGGGACAGGAGGGCGCCATGAACACCATCAGGCTATACACGCGCGACGGCCGCATGGTCACCGAGGTCCAGGTACCGCCGTGGAATTCCGCGCCCGAGGTCTACGTGTGGGGCGAGCGAATCTTCGTCCTGCACACCAATGGCCGTTACGAAGAGGCGGCCGGCGTCTTCTTCATCCCGCCACAGATCGCCGAGCCCGACGCGCCGACACCGGGGTAGAACCAGAGGGCCAGGAGGAACACCATGGCCCTGACGCCTAAAGAGCTGCTCAAGCCGGACCCCGAGCAGGTAGAACTGCTGAAGACGATCGAAACGCTCATCGACTGCAAGCTGAGCACGTACGAGATGGAGCAGGGCAAGGTGCTCTCGTTTTCCTTCGAGGACGTGAAGCCTCGCGCAAACCCGGCCACCATCAAAGCGCTCAAGCGGCTCTACACGAAGGCCGGCTGGCGCGACGTTCAGATCAACACCACGCACAGCATCATCACCATGACCTGTCCGCGTTACCGGGGCGGCCGTGGCCCCTGCGTCTGAGCCCAAGTTCAAGATCGGCGACCGCGCCACGGCTTTTGGCCATATCGGGACCGTTGTCGCCGTCGGCTGGACGCCAATGGCCGAGCCAACCGCCGTCTACCGGTTGAAGCTGGAGTACGAGAACCCGTGGGCGACGGACCCGTGGCCGCGCCCGATCAGCAGCGGTCCGTACGGCGAGACCGTGCTCCCTGGTCTGCTAAAGAACGGCGAGCGCGACTTTCACGAGACGTATCTCACAGCCTACGGCTCTGCCGTAGACCGACTCGGCGATCTCGTCCGGCCGGGGCAAGACCTGGGTAGAACAAGGGCATGATCCACGAGCCGCACCGACACCGGGTCCGCTTCAAGAAGGTCAAGCACACCGGCAGCCACCAGGACTACCGGATCCTGCTGAACGACACGCACGTCGGCAACATCCGCGCCGGGTTCAAGAACGCGCGCGGGCGTGGGCGCACCAAGAACTGGACAGCGCGCAGCGATGTAGAGGGCGTCGAGATCACCGTCCGCGGCGCCGGACCGCGCTGGTCCATCGCGCAGAAGCTCATCCGGTGCCTGAGCGAGCTGGGCGCGTTCCGCGCCTACCCGCCGCCCAAGTTCATGCAGACGACGCGGGATGTCGGCGCCGACGAGAAACCGCAGCGGACACCGGTCTCGGCCGACTACCTGGCCAAGTGCAAAGCGAGGCGCTAATGAGCTTCCAGCTGGAGATCGAAGCCTGGTTCGAGCATACCGATTTCGACGTCGTCGCCCCGCTCATCAGCTCGGGCTCGGAGTTCCACATCGACGTGAACGTCCGCACCGAGTTCCGCGGCGAGCACAACATCAAGCTCCAGCTCAACGAGACGAACGCGCGCGCCTTGCGCGACGATCTGACCGAAGCGCTCAAGAAGTGCTACTACGAGCACGAGCGGGTGCACAGCGAGGAGCCGCCGCTCGTAGACCGGTCGCCGCAGAAGGCTGACGGTCTCGTTCAGCGGAATCCGGGCCCCGGCCCTGGCACCAGCTGCAGAATGCTGCCCTGGCACCAAGAGGCCCACTCGCTCGGCTCGACGTGCCCGTCTTGCGGGGGCAGCCATTGGGATACGGAGGAGGCCGACATCGCCTGCAGTACCCCGAGCTGCGGAAACGCGCGGGCTCCTGGCGGCGGCTACTGCCGGATCTGCATAGCGGACGCCGAGGCGCGCCGCGCGCCGCCGGCCGATGGCCTGCCGCAGTGCTTCCGGCACCCGGAGTTCGGCGCAGGCGACTGCCCGCTCTGCGATGTCGGAGAACCGCCCAGCGACGGCGACACCGCCCCGGACGTCCCGTTTTGATCACCGCAATCATCGTCTGGCTAATCCTGCTCACCATCGCGTGGATGGTCCTCTTCTGCTGGGTAATCTCGGGCTTCGCCCGGTGCCTCGGCGTCCACCGCGAGGTGCGCATAGTGCGCGAAGACCTGCTCGAACTGGCCAAGCTCTGCGCCGAAACGGACGCGGGGTGCGGCGGAAAGAAGTGTGGCGATGTCTGACCTCGATCAACACGATCTCCAAGTAGGCAGGTGCCTTCTCCATCCGCAGCAGCAGGCGCACGGCTGCCCGGAGTGCGCCAGGATGCGCGCCTACCCGGTCACGCCCTGCCCGCGATGTAAGCAGCCCATGCTGCAACCGTGGGACGGCATCTGCACCCGCTGCCACAAGATGCAGGACAAGCAAAAGCGCCTCAACTACGACAGGCGCTACCGCGATCTGGTCTGGAAGAACCGAGACGTGATCGACTTTGCCGGCTACGAGGACATCCGCGCCGATCTCAAGGAAGCTCGCGGATGAGGCGCTTCCGGTTCGACTGGGACAGCGACAACTGCGGCGACAACAACGGCCACTGCGAGTGCAACCCGCCCTGGGCCGCCTACAGGATCAAGGCATGAGCTTCGTGCTGCAAGGCATCGACTTCGGGCCAGTCCACTGCGCCTCGGGCGCCCAGGGCTGGTTCGGCGAGGGCTACTGGTTCCACCGGTGGGTTCCCGGCCTCGACTGGACGAACTGCGCATTCGTCGCCAAGACGACGACCCTCGCCGCGTGCGCGGGGAACATGCCGCTCGCGCACGTGCCGCCGCCCTCGCGCTACTACGAGCCGCGGGAGCTGTTCCCCAAGTGCATCGTGGTCAAGCTCCTCCGCGGCGTCATCCTCAATTCCGTGGGCCTGTCTGGACCCGGAGCGTACGCCCTGTTCGAGACGGGGCGGTGGCAGAAGCGCACCGAACCGTTCTTCCTGAGCTTCATGTCCGTCGCCGATTCGGCTGAGGAGCGCTACAACGAGGCCGCCGCGTTCGCCATAATGCTGGAGATCCGCCGCCCTTGGTTCGCGGCCCCGTTCGGGCTCCAGGTCAACCTCTCCTGTCCCAACGCCGGCCATGCGCCAGCTGAGATCGCGGCCGAGGCCGAGAGCATCCTCGGCGTCTTCCAGCAGCTCCGCGCGTCCGGCGTCCCCATCGTTCCCAAGTTCAACGTGCTGTCCTCGCCAGACGCCGTGCAGCGCCTCCAAGGACTCTGCGATGCGGTCTGCGTGAGCAACACGATCCCGTGGGGCATGCTGCCCGAACGGATCCGCTGGTCGAGCCTCTTTCCGGGAAGTCAGATCTTCGGCTCGCCGCTCGCGCACCTGGGCGGCGGCGGGCTCTCCGGCCGTCCGCTGCTACCGCTCGTTGCCGAGTGGGTGCGGGAAGCCAAGCGGGCCGGCCTTGTAGTCCCGGTCAGCGCTGGCGGCGGCATTCTGCACCCGATGGACGTGGACTTCCTGGTCAACGCTGGCGCCGACAGCGTCTTCCTGGGGTCGATCGCGATGCTGCGCGGCTGGAGACTGTCGCGAACGATCCAACGCGCACACGAAAGGTTGACATGAGTCTCAAGAGACACGAGCTGTCCGTGATCGCCGACCTCCTGGAGTTCGCGTCCGGCGACTTCTGCTCGAAGGGCTGTTCCGACTACCTCATCGAGTCGAAAGCCGAGAAGCTGGTGGCCCGCGACATGGGCCAGGCCGGCGAGGACATCCTGCTCGGCGAGGACATCGCCGATCACCTGGAGAAGCGGGTCAGGCGGGAGCTGAAGAAGGCGAAGACATGAACGGCTCCAATCTGCGGCACTGGCTCGGCGACCTGAACAACGAATTCATGCCGGTCGTCGTGCGCGTCGGCGACAAGAACATCGCGGTCGTGGACGCCAAGGAAGAGGGCGGGAAGATCATCCTGCTCGTCAAGCCGGAGGACCCCGATGCCTGACCCCGACGGACTGCCCCCCGAGCTGCTCGCCCAAATCGAGGCCAACTGCGAGGCCGAGACCGTGATCCACAGGATTCGCGTCATCCTGGGCAGTACGACCCGCCCGGGGTGCTTCGGCGGCCTGCCCGCCCCCGGCATGGACTACTCCGAGGCCCTGGCGAAGATCCGAGCCCTCTTCCCGGCCGCCCGCACCCCGCTTGAGGCTTACCTGCGGCGCGCGCTCCTGCCGGGCAAGTGCGCGGAGTGCGGCGAGGAGCGCTTCAGGACAGCCGAAGGCGCGATCTGTGCCCTCGGGCACGAGGACACCGGACCGACGTGAGCGACGACGAGCTGCGCGAGGCCGAGCGTCACCGCAACGACAACCAGGCGCGGTACCTCAAGGCTCGCCTCCGCGCCGGCACCCTGACGCGCGGCCAGCTGGCCATCGCCGCCTACGTCGGCCACGAGCCCGCGGGCGAGGTCATCGGCGAGATGCCGGACCGGTCGCTGCCGCAGAGCGCCACCAAGTGGCATCCGACCTCGCGCTTCCACGCGTTCGTGAAAGACCTTCCCGCGCCGGCAGCGCTGACCGCCGCCATCGCCGCGGCGCGCGCCGTCCAGCTCGCGACCTGCTTCGAGCACCGGCGCGACTGCACGCGCTCGCGCTGCGTCCCGATCCGCGCCGTCATCGATGCCGCAACGCGTTATCGCGACGACCAGACGGACGATGCCCAGACCGAGTGGGACACGGTGTGCACGGACATCGGCAACGACATGGCCCTGTGGCTGCCCGTGCCCTATTGCACCGAGAAGCTCTACCGGGCGAACGTCCTGACGGCCTGCGATGAGGCCGGGGTCTACCCGGTCCGCCGCGAGGTGTGCCGCCAGATCATCGAGTGGGTGCTGGGTGACCCCGGACCGTGCCGCCAGGCGGTCAGGTGGGCGCTGCATGGTGTCCCTGAGCCACACACGGCCGTCAGGAGCGACGATCCTGTCTAAGTCGGCCGCCTGACCCCGGTCGGCGGGGTCAGGGCATCCGATCCCCTAACTCCAGTCGGCGGCGCAGGGGGCTCCAGGGCTCGGCGACGGTACGGAAAGACCAGCAGCTCCTGGATCTCGCCCGGAACAGCGGACAGGATAATCGAGACGCCTTCCCGGCCGCCCTCGTGGCAGCGCACCACGGCTTCCGCCGGCAGCTTCGAGAGAGTATCACCTTCGTGCGCGCGCCCGTAGACTTCCACAGGCCCGATTCTATCCGACGTGTGCCGCCGACCCGGACACCGGATTTTGAGGAAGCGCGGCGATGTACGTCTGCAGCGCCTCCAGCAGGTCGCCGTCCCTGGTGCAGGGGACCATGAGGTACTGCTCCGCGCCGAGGCCCTCGGCCTCGCGGCAGGTGTCGCAAAGGAAAGCGCCCAGCCGGAGCGGGAACTTCCTCGGGTACTTGAAGCCCGGCTTCCAGAGCACGAGCACCCCGAGCCGGATCTCGTCCATCTCGGCTTCGCAGATGTTGCAGTAGGGCAGTTCAAGCTCGACGCCGCCTTGGCCTTTGACCGTGCGCGTCTTGATGGGGTGCGATCCGTCTCGTGCGAACGCTCGTGCCATGATTCCTCCCCGCAGCTACAGCATAGCCGAGATGTTCTTGGCGGCCGACGCGATCTCGCTGAGAGCGACCTCGCGCGCCTTCCAACGCGCGACACGCCCGGCCGCTTCCCCGTCAGGATCGCCGAGGGCGGCCAGCTGGTCCACGGCAGACGGCTCGTACGGCTCGAAACAGCTCGACTGGCGCAACGCCTTCCTGTGCTTCGCGCTGTCCATCATCGGCTTGATGCTCATGAGCACGTTCCACAGGCCCGACATCAGCCGCAGCAGCGTCACTCGTCACCGCCGAAGCCGCCCATGAAACTGATCGACCATCGCATCTCCTCCTGGTGCTCGTCCCACAGCTTGATGTTCTCGGCCGCGGCCCCGTCGGGATCGACCAGCGCGGCCAAGCGATCGACCGCGGACGGCTCCCGAGCCGCGAACATCGCCCGTCTGTGGGCCGCCTTCGCCGCCCGTTCCGCCTTCCGCGCCTTCCGCTCGTCGCGGATGGCCTTCCGCCGGTCGTACTCGGCCTTCTGCGCCGCCGATCTCGCCTTCGCCGACCGCGACTTGGGCGTCTTGGTCGCTTGCCGGCGCGATCGGCCTCTCACGACAGCCACCCATCGAACCACCGGGCGCGGTCCGAAGCCTCCGCAGCCTGGTACTCCTCCCAGCGCGCGACTTTCTTGGCAGCCGCGCCGCAGGAATCCTCCAGAGCGGCCAGCCGGTCAACCGCGGAAGGCTCGGGCACCGGCCGCGAGAGAATCCTGTCGTCGTCGTAGATCTTGTCGTCGATCACGGCAGGTTGTCGTCCAGGATCTGCACAGCAGCGCTGACCGTCGCCGTAGCCTGCGCCTTCGCCTTGCCGATGCCGGCCTGCAGAACCGTGCGCGCCGCTCGCATCGCCGTGTGCGCCTTGGTCAGCTCCAGCGCGAGCATCTGCTCGCCGTCGCCGTCCCGCACGATGGAATTCATGAGCCCCGCGTCGGCCTTCTTCGCGGTCATCGTTCCCCGAGCGCCTTCAGCGCCTTTCGGATCCTGGTGTCCCCGCTCATGGTCATGTCGCACGTGAACTGGAACCGGCCGGTGGGGAGAAAGTGGGCCGACCACGTCCCGTGCCGCGGACTGCCGTCTACTCGAACGCCGCCGCGGATCGTGGCGAACGCCTCTACGCCGTCCTCGTACTTGAGACCGTCGAGGAATTTGAGCGCCCTCTTGATGCTCGACTTGGCCACCGCGCCCCACTCGAACACGGGCTCCTGCAACGCCGTCTCAAGCTCGGCCATGACCGCGTCTACGCTGCGCCTGGTCATTCGAGGCGCAGCTCGATCAGCGGGTGCTCGCGGATGATGTTCACCAGCCAGTCGAAGACCGTCGGTCCAATCCTGGCCTCTGCCGCCGCCAGATCGTGGCTCACCGCCGACCGCGACCCCGGGTGACACCGCCGCAGCCGCAGCTTGAGGCGCCACACGGTCTCCTCGTAGCCCAACCGCTTGGCCGATTCGATGGCGTTCTTCCACACGAGCACGAAACCGCCGGACGGCGTGCCCCATTCACCCCGCAGGACATCGTTGAACGCGTCGAGGTTGCGGCCCCACGCGGCAGGCTCGATCTCCAGCACGCGCTCGATCTCGTCGTAGAAGCCGTTGAGGCCCTGGAACCGTGCGCCGTCGATCTCGTACACCATCAGTCGCTCCAGCGTTGTTGGGCCATGCCTACCCTCCCGCCTCCTCAACCTCTGCCGTGTTCATGCCAAACGCCTCGGCAATCACGATCGCGCCCTGACGAGCAAAGTGCCCCGCCCGGTCCGCCGCGTCACAGTGCACGGACGTTAGTAGGAACAAAGTGGCGTCAATGAGGGCCTCGGCCTGATCACGCGACAGCTCCACGTGCTTGCTCATCTCAGTCGCTCCATCGCTTGCCGCAGTCGAGGCAGAGGAGGTGCTCGACAGACCCTTGGCTCCAGCCGGTCGTCTCGCGGTTGAGGTGCCGGCAGCGCGCCTGCACGTCGCGCGTCGCGAGCTGCTCGGGCAAGCCGCGCATCGGTGTCAGGAGATCGTGCCGCCACAGATGCGGCCAGCCCAGTGACGAGCGCTCGCTGGAGAAGCTCATGGTCACGATCTCACCGTCGGGCCGCTCCAGGCTCCAGCTCTCGCTCTCCCAGACCACGTGATAGCGCCAGTGGTTGCGCGACTCGCTCTCGGCCTGACCGTAGTTGACGCCTCCCACGACACCTACGACACACACCCCGGAACCGCGCCACGGGTTCGGATCGTCGCTCTCGCGGAAGCGCTCCATCGTCATGGCCACGACGGTCACCGGCTCGATGGGGATCTCGGGCGGCAGCGGCAGCGTGGGGTGCAGTTGGTGCGGCACCGTCACCGCGGTCCGCTCGTCGTCGTAGCCAACCCAGCCGCTCGATCGCGCTAGCGCTCTCGGCGATGTACTCGGCGTTGTCGAAGGTGAGGAACCCCGAGTCCACGCCCGAGTAGTGCCGCGCCGCGACCTCCTCCCCCGTCAGCCGCCTGGGCCCGGCCGGCTCGGGGCCGTAGATGAGCAGCGTGTTGGCCCGGTTCGGCGCGTGAGCGATCAGCTCCCGCCGACCGAGGCACTCGAAGAGGCCGGGCCACCCGCACGCCGACCCGTCGGTGTTCTGCCCCAGGTAGATGACGACCTCGGCGCGGTCCAGGATCCCCAGCAGCCCAGGCATCGGGCGGTTGGCTGGCCAGCTGAGGAACGCGACGCTGGGCACGGGACCGTCGTAGTGCTCGAAGTAGCTCTGGACGAACTGAATCTTGTCGGGCACGGGATTGCTCCCTACCAGCCAGACGGCCCCGCCTTCGAGATCAACGTCGAGGCGTTCCGGCGGATTGCGGTCCACCGCGATGACGCGCCCAACGTCGCAGTGCGCCACGAGGAACTTCGACCAGCCCAGGTCCCCGCATCCCAGGTCGATCACCTCGCAACCGCGCACCGCCACCTTCACGTGGTCCCGCTGATAGGCGCTCAAGCGGCCGTAGGTCATGGCGCGCGGTCCGAGCCTTTTCGGTAAGGCCCGGGGTGCTGGTCGTAGCGGTCGCGCACGCGAAGGCCGTCCGCCTCGCTCGCCTTCATGGAGTCGAACCGCAGGCCGCTCATGCCGTGCTCGCCGTGGCAACGGAAAGCCACGCCAGACTCGGTAACGGTCACGCGAACGGCGGGTCCTCCACAGTAAGGGCAGTCTACGTTCATGCGCTTGGCCATCACGCCTCCGGGTGCACGCGGCAGTGAACCCGCTTCTTCAGGAGCTTCTTGCACGTCTTGCAGGTGACCTTCTTCGCGTCCCGCGTCGCGTTGCCCTCGCGCTTGATCTTCCGAGCCCGATCTCCCGAGCAGCACGCCGCCCAGCCGCCGATGATGTGCGTCGTCGAGCGCACCGCGGCGTAACAGATCGCGCCGGAGTAGTGGATTGCGCTCACGCCTGCGCCGCCCCCGGCAACCCCCGCATGACCACCAGCATGTCGTGCCGCCACGGATGCGGCCAGCCCGGCAGCCCAGGCTCGCTGGAGAAAGCCATCGTGATGACCTCGCCGTCCGGCCGCGTCATCTCCCAGCCCTCGAACTGCCAGACCACGCGGTACCGCCAGTAGTTCCTCGGCTCGCCCTCGGCCCTGCCGTAGTTGACGCCGGCCACGACGCCCACCGCCGACACGCCGGAGTCCCGCCACAGTTCGCGGCTCTCGTCGTCGTGCTGGAAGTAGAGCGCCATCGGCATGGCCACCGTAGCCCCCGGCGGAATCGGCACCTCGGGCGGCAGCTGAGCAGTCACCGCATGCGGGTGCGGGCACGCAGCCCGCTCCGCGTCGTATTGCCGCAGCGCGTTGATCACGGCGGAACTCAAACCAGGTTCGTCTTCGTATTTCATGTCTCTGTTCTACCCAGCTCTGCCAACGCGAGCACCGCAGGCTGCTCGATGTAGCAGCCGTCGGCGTGACGACTCAGGCGATGGCCCTCGCACGTGTGCCACGCCCAGACCTCGCCGTCGCCTCCCAAGATCAGCTCGCCCCAGCACGGCCTGCCCGAAGCACCGCGGTCGCTGAGCGTGCTTACCCAGCACTCGGGCTGCTCAGGCATCAGCCAACTCCGCAAGCGCGAGGACAGCAGGCTGTTCGACGTAGACCTGCTGGTCGTAGAGCAGCCGGTGACCCTCGCACGCGTAGACCGCGTGCGAGGAGAAGGGCTTCCCCGACTTCCAGTTCGTCCTGATCGTCGCTGCGACCTTCACCACTCCCCAGCACGGTCCGCCGAGCTGCCCGCTGACCAGCGAGTTGTCCACGTCCCTCGTCCAGCACTTCTCAGTCATCGACAAGATCCGACAGCGCGATGACGGCCGGCTTCTCGACGTAGGGTCCGCCGCTGTAGACCAGCCGATGGCCCTCGCACGCGTAGATCGGATCGAGAGCTTCGACGATGAGGATGCGGCGAGCCTCCCCGATCGCGCCCCAGCACGCCCCCAGCTTGTCATCAGCCGCCCGGCACCCGCGCCCCGGCTCAGTCACGGGCTAGCTCCGCGAGAGCGAGCACAGCCGGCTGTTTGATGTAGTCGTCGCCGCGCCACGTGTTCCGGTGACCCTCGCACGCGCAGAGAACCTCCTCGTCGAGCCGGACCGGATCCACGCGTGTCACCGCGCCCCAGCACGGCCCCCCGTAGCGGCCCCCGTACACGCAGCACTCGGGCTTCTCAGGCATCAGCCAGCTCGGCCAAAGCCACGACCGCGGGCTTCTCGATGTAGGCGCCCTGCTCGTAGAACAGCTGGTGCCCCTCGCACGCGTAGATCTCGTGCGCGACGTCGCGATCCCCCTCCTCGTAGTCGCAGTAGGGCTCCGAGACCAGTCGATCGATCTTGACCGTAGCCACGCACCGCGTCGCGCCCCAACACGGCCCACCGATCACGGTCAGGTCCAGGTCCCGGTCCGACCAAGCGCACTCCGGCGCGCAAGGCTCGCGGTGGACAGCGTAGAGGTCAGGCCATTTTGGGTATTTTGCCAGCCCTTCCACACCGCCCTCCCGCGTTACAGAACCGTTACTCACCAGCCCCAGCCGCCGTCCGACAGCTCGCACACATGGCCGTCAACACCGGACCCGGCGGCCCGATGGTAATCCCCTGTCCCGGAACCGCCTCGATCTTCAATCTCGGCACGTTCGGATCCTCGCACGGCACCCATCGCCACCCTTCCGGCAGCTCGGCACCCTCGTGCTCGACCTCCCGCCGACACGGCCCGCCGCAGCGCACTACTTGCCGGTCTTCGGGACCTTCATGAGATCCAGGCACGCCAGCGGGAAGATCGCCTCACCCGCGCCACCGTTCTCGCGGAACCACGCCACGTCCGCGGTCGCCGACGCTCGGCAGTTGTCCGTCGCCGTGGTCCGCGTCACGCTCGTCACCGTCATGAACGGCCCGCCCGACTTCAGCCGCACGATGTCGCCAGCCTTGATCTCGGGAGTCGCATCAGCGCCCGGCCCCTGACCGCACGTGTGCGGCGCGTTGTCGCCAGCGCAACCGCGGCACAGCCCGCCCCCCGAGAGCATCTTACCCAGGCCGGTCAAGCCGGCCTCGCGTTCCTCTGCCATTGCACTCTCCTCGGTCTTCTTGGGCTTCTTCGCCTTCTTGGTCTTGGCGTTGTCCACGTTCGTCTCGTCCACCGCCACGCCGGCCATGTCGCGCAGCGACCCGCGCAGGTCCGCCTCGAAATCCCGCCGCAGCTCCTCGGGCACGGCGATGATCTTCAGGCCGGGATCGTCCGCCGGACCCTCGCCACCTTCCAGGATCCTGCTGACCTTGATCCTTACCGGCGTAGCGCCCTTGGGGTAAATGGCCACGCGAAAGTTCTTCTTGGACCACGCCGCCGGGTTCGCGTCCCACGCGGCCATGGACACGTAGGTCGCACCGTTCTCCGCAATAGCGCGCGTGTTCCTGTACCCCGACCCGGTCACGACTATCGCGCCCGGCAGCGGAACGCAGCCGACGTTGGCCACGGTGCTGCGCCGATGCAGGTCGTGCGCGGTCGCGGCCAGCCTCTTGCCGTCAATGCCGGAATCGTTGGCGTTGTCCACGATCAGCCCCACCACGTTGAGCCCCATGATCGCCGGATCGTCAGCCGGCGCCGCGATCACGACGACGTTGTCGGGAAACTCCAGCGTGTTCTTGGTCGCGACGTACCTGCCGTTGAAGTAGGGCGCGGTGCGCAACAGCGCGTCCAGGAGCTGCACCATGTTGTTGCCGCACAGGACCACGTGCAGCTTCTCGCTCTTGCTGATCCCGTAGGCCCGCGCCCCGCCGACCTCCATCAGCTCGTACAGCAGGCGCAGAGCGACCAGCTGGCAGAACGTGGTCTTGCCGGTCGCCAGCGCACCGTCCACGACGAGCGGTTGGTGCCTGTAGGGCTGGCCGAATACCACGGCGAAGAGGTCAATCCAGCCGGGGTAGACCGTGCCCGCCAGCTTTCCGCTGAACTCGGACAGCGACAGGAACTCCCCGAGGCTCGCCAAATCGCGCTCGATCTTCAACATGTTCTGCCTCTTCTCTCTTCTAGCTGTTAATGATCAGGCACGCGCGCGGGAACGTGTGCGTCTGTACCAGCCCGTCGTCGTTGATCCAGACCACGTCCACGCGCGGTGGCAGAGACGGCCCCGGGCCGTCGGCCAGCGTTCGGGCCAACTGCATCACGCCCGTCACCGTCATGATCGGTCCGCCGCTTTTGAGCCTCACGGTGTCGCCGACGAAGACAGGCTCCAGCTTCTCGGGCGGCTTGTCGGCAGGCTTCTCGGTCTCTTCGGACACGTTGTCCATCAGTCCCTCAGTTCCGCCACGCAGATGCTCTTGGGATTGGTGATGACAACCTTCTGCCGCAGGACCATGCTCATGCCGTTCTTCTTCACAGCGTCGTTCGGCAGGAACTGGAACACGTAGGGCACCCACGCGATACTGCCGAACAGCGCCGCGTGCGCGCCCTTGTTCAAGAGCAGCAGCCGATCGCCCGGGAAGTGGTGCTGCGGCATGACGCGCACGATCTGCTGATTCTGCAGCCCCGCAGCCCGCGCGTGACTGCACACCGCGACATTCGGCAGGAGACCCGAACGACTGAAGCCCTTCTGCCGCTCCAGCTCGGCAATGTCAACCAGCGTCTGGCCCATGGTGACACGGGTGTTCGGCTCCTCCACCACCTCCAGAGCTTGGGCCAGCGCGCTGTGCATGCAGAAGGTGATCGCCTCGTCGAACAGGTACTCCAGGATCGGGGCGTGCAGCTCACTCAGGTAGGTCGGCAGCCACGTGAGCCTGGTCGGCAGATCGAGCGGGTCCACGGACACCGCCTCGGTCTCCACGCGGAACGCGAGATCGAGACGCGCATCACCAGTCGGCTTCGCGGCCGGATCGTCCGGGTCCAGCCGCGTCAGCAGCGGCAACCCGTAGCACGGCTGCGAAGCAGGGTGTACTGCGAAGAGATCGTGCACCTGGTGCCTGGCGAAGGCGAAGCCCAGGCCCTTCATGATCAAGTTCTTCCAATCCCCGCCGAGCAGCTCCTCCAAGGGATCGGTCGAGCGCTCGTCGAGCCGCCCGAAGTAGGCGAACTGGCTCGACAGGAGCCGCGCTGTTGCTGCGGCCCTCGTCACCGATGTATCGCGCGGGATGCAATGCTCCCACGCGTCCGCTTCGTTGCCCCAGTAGCTCGGTCGCATGTCGGCCCTCCTCGCCTGGCGCTGTTCTACCCTGGTTCGCGGACTCTGCGCAGTCCTCGGTTCCCGGATCTGGACTTGGTGTTGATGTGAAGGCGGGCTCTTAGGAGTCCCGATGTTGCCGAGGCGGCGGGGTAGGGGGTCGGCGTGGCGGACCTCGACAGCAGCCACCATTCTGTGCAGGAGCTTGCGCAGTCCGCCGTGCTACTCTGGATGGATGGCCGACGATCGAGACAGGCTGTCTAAACTGAAGATCCTCCGGGACAGGACCGACAACGCTGGCGAAAGAGCTGCAGCAGAGGCTGCACTCCAGCGCGGACTCCGTCGAGCTGGCTTGGTCGAGGCAGACCTGGTGCCGCCCACACCAGCTCGGCCTCCTGGCGCTCCCCCCGTTGGCGCGCGAGTGATGACGCCGTTCGGGGTCGGGACGATGATGCCTGATGGTCGGATCCGGCTGGACGGCCCGCCACCAATGCCGCAGCCGATCATCCAGGTGCGGGTGTTCGGTGGCGGCTTCGGCGGCTTCAGCGCGACGTCGGCGAGTACCGACACCGGCACGAGCGGATTCAGCTTCAACTTCTAAGGCCCGGCGTTGGCGTCTGCCCCAGCTTCCGGTTCTGCCCCGCAGCGTTGGTATCCGATGTATCCGAACGGGGGCCGGATTTCGGATACCTTCGGCGCTGGTGCACCTACTGTCGGGGCAGCCGGCGCCCCGAACTGCGAACTGCGCACCATCTGGGAAATCCAACATCCAGGTCACACCTGCCCCTCACGCCTTTCACAGCGTCACAGCCCGGTGCAACGCAGGAAGGGGGCGGCCTCCAGCCCCCTCTCCCCCGCTAGGGTAGGGCCTTGCTCACCCCTGCTCCTGCCAGCCGAAAACGCCCCGCTAGGGGCCTATGCAGGAGGGGACTGGGGCCCGGTAGGCCGGGGCGCACAGTCGGGAGTCGCCGAGCCGTAGCTCGGCGACGTCCCCATGCCAGCTGCGGTGACGGTGGCCCGCTCCGGCCCCCGGACCGGCGGATCGCCGCCGGTCCGCCAGGTCGGCCCCACCTGCACCTGCGCCTGCATGTCAGACCCGGCTGCTACGGTAGGCGCGCCTGTTCCCTCACTACCAACCCGGAGCCCATGCCATGCTCGACGTCACCACCTACGATCCCCGCGTCCACGGCTCGCCCGTGTGCGACGGCTGCGGTCGCCCTCACCTTCTGCCCGGCAACCACCTCTACGTGCTCGACACGCGGCTCATGATCTCGTGTGGCTGCGTGATCGAGCCCAGCGTACGGCTCACTCGTGTCGTGTGCTCGGCCCTGTCAGCCGCAGACTTCGCCCTGCTGATCGGCGCCCTGTGCAGTGACGCGCACCTGACGCGTGCGATCACCGCGCGGCAGGGGGTCGTGGTCGTGCAGGCGTGCGGCCTGTGCAACGCCCCGCTCGGCCGCGCCATCGGTGACGATGGCAACGACCTCTGCGAGTTCTGCGCGGCTGCACTGCGCGGCTGGTAGCGGCTACGCCTCGGCCGTCTCCTCGTCGGCGTCACCGTCGTCGGCGTCGGAGGCGGACGCCTCCTCCTGCTCCTCCGTCTCCGTCTCCTCGTCCCCGGTCGCGTCGTCATGCACTGCCGCCGCCCACTCGTCCAGGCAGTCACGTGGTGCGTCCAGGGCCAGGTCGATGTGCACGTGTCGTGGCGCGTCGGGGTCGAGCGCTGTTGGCAGCAGCCCGGCCTCGATCATGGCATCCGCCTGCTCGGTCAGCTCCGCGAGCTGCTCGGCCAGCGCTGACTCGCCGTCTTCGCCTTCAACCACGAACGACCCGCCGCCCTTCACGAATGGGCTCGTCGCCTTGCTCATCTGCCAGGCGTGGGCGTCACCCTTCGCGCGGAACGCTGCGACCAGACCGACCTGGTCGTCGGCCGACAGCATCCAGACCTTGTGCTTGAGCTGCGTCAGCGAGCCCTTCTTCTTCTTCTTGGCCTCGGTCAGCGCGGACTCGTCGTCCTCGTCTGCGTCCTCGCTGTTGATGTTGATGGTCGCGAACTCCACGAACCGATCGACGAACTTGGTCCACGCCTTCGCGACGCTAGTGTGACTCGCGAACGCTCGCAGTACTACCTTGCGTGCGCCACCCGAGTAGACCGTGCTCAATGGCTTCGCAAACCTGTTCACGAGCCCATCGTTGAGCGCCTGCCGAATGGCGTCGGGCGCCGGCGACGGCACCGGCGTAGCCTCGGTCAGACCGGCCAGCTTCTCGAAGCGGCTCGTGGCCTCGACTACGTCCCCGCTAGGGGCCTCTTCGTCTTCGCCCAGCTTCATGATGTTGGCGACGGCCTTCTGTGCCTTGGCCAGCAGCTTCTTCGTGTAGGGCGCGAGCGGCGGCCCTCCTATCGACCCGGACTGAAGCTCCTTCGCCAGATCACGGAGCGCCGTGCTGGCGGCCATCGCGTGCTGGTGCAGTGGGCTGTCGCGGCCTTCGGTCAGCGCGGACTCGGCGGCTTCGTCTTCGGTCACCAGCGCGCCCATCGCATGGCGCTTCACCCCGATGTTCTTCACGCCGTTCCGCCGAAGGTAGCGTTCGACGGTGAGCGGGTTGTCGTTGACGACGAAGCCCTTCTCTCGCTCGTCCCAGTCGAACTCCGACTTCGCCAGCGCCGAGCGCACGGCACTGCCCTTGGCTTCCACCAACCCGCTCATCTCGTCGAAGCGTCCCATCGTGTCCTCCGTGTGTGTGCCCGCGATTCTACTCGGCGGCCGGCGGCGACTCCACATCTTGGACGCGAATCGTGAACGGCCCGCGGCACATCACGCAGACCAGACTGCCGTGCGACATGCGCGCGAAGTGGAACTTGAGCAGCCACGCGGTCGCCGCGCTTCGCGCTACCAGCGCGCTGTCAGCCGGGTGCGGGCAGCTTGTCCTACCGCACTCGCAGTGCGCGAAGGCTCTCATCATGTTGGCTCGCCTGCGCCAGGGCTCTGTGTGGCAGGCGGCCTGCCGGCGATCCAGAAGCCCGCCGCCTTGAGGCACCACGAGCAGATCCACTTGTTGTCGTAGGTCAGCTCGATCTCGCCGCGCTTCGCGAAGACTTTCGTGACGGTCTCCAGCGCGAGGTTCAGCGGCACGCCGTGCAGGTTGATAGTCCGATTACGATCGCACTCGCACGTGACGCCGCCTTCCCAAACGGTCTCGGTCTCGGCGTCTTCGACGTGGTCAGTCAACGCTGACCTCCGTCACGATACGCGAGCAGCTCGCCCTCGCACGTCTCGCAGATCAGCTTGCCCTCCACCTCGTAGTACGACCGGCTGTCGCCGACCGCGCTCTTGAGGATCGCGAGCGGCCCGACCTCGCGCGTGCCGATCAGGACGATGTCGTCAACAGTCCCGCAGCCGCACTCGACCCGCCCGCTCCACGACCCCGTGATCCGCTCGCTCTCGCCCATGGCCGCCATTGTAGGACCGCAGTCCCCGCTAGGGGAGGACGCTCCTGGGCGCGTACGATGCCAACCGTGCAAGAATTCGCATGGTCAGCGCCGGCGCCCCGACCGTAGGGGCAGCTCCGGGTAGAACGTAGGCATGAGGATCTTCGAGAAGGGCGACCGCGTCTGGTTCCGCCGCGACCGCGACCGTGAGCGGCGGCCACCGCGGCTCGCCACGGTCGTGCGCGCCAGCCACGTACTCGTCGAGATCCAGCTCGACGAGGGCGGCGGCGTCGATCACAAGATCCTCGCCCGCGAGTACGAGGTCTGGCCCCTGTCCGCAGTCGAGCTGCTGGCCGAGCTGGCCTAACGACCCCCGCAAGTGCCCCGATCACAGGGGCACCAGCAGGCCCTGTGATCTGACGCTTAAATAAGGAGCTGGCCGGCCCACGGATCCGATTGGCATTCGGACCCCTCGCCAGCGCCTCTACCACGGGGGCGGCAGCCCGCCATGGATCCGATTGGCTGATTCGGACCCATCAGCCCTGCTGGTGCACCTACCACAGGGGCACTTCGCGGGTCGATCGGTGTGGCAGGTGCCCCGACCATAGGAGCACCAGCAGCCAAACCGTCAGCAGCTGCATCCGCCGCGGTCTACCCTAAGAGGGCCGCCCGGAATCCCCTAACCGCTGTCTGCAGACCCGGGTAGAACAGTGGGCGCGGAAGACTCGGGGTACCGTGGACGGCGGACGTCGGCAACTCAACCTGGCCCAACAAGCGCGCGTCGCCACCAGCCTCTCCCAGCGCAGGTTCGCCAAGCTCCTCGGCGTCTCGGCCTCGGTGGTCTCCCGATGGGAGTCCGGCGCGGCCCCGAGCGGGCCTGCTCTAGCCCTGCTCAGGGTCATCCGGGACCACCCTGGGCGCGTCCTCGATACGCTCGGGTAGTGCCGTCCGCGGCCCTGCATGGTTGTGGGCCTGCAGCCGGCCCATACTCTGGAGTATGTCGTTATACTCCCAGAGTATGGATGTCGGGGGTATAACGCTGAACTGGAGGTCTTATGTTCGCCACGAACCTCGCGAAACGCGCCCGCAAGGCGATCGGGCTGTCCCAGGCCAAGCTGGCGCGCCTGCTGGGCGTCAAGCAGCCGCTGCTCTCCAAGTGGGAGGGCGGCTCCAAGATGAGCAAGCTGGCGGTGACCCTCATGAAGATCATCGAGCGGGAGCCCGAGGCGGCGCTCCGGGCCCTAAAGGCCGACGGCGCCACACCAGGCTACGCCGGGGACGGCGGCCCACCACCCCAGCGTACAAGCACCCACGCCCACGGCCCGATGGTGGACGAGCACGGCTTCGTCATGGCCGAGGGTGAGCGCCCCGAGGAGGGCCTCGGCTTCGACGCCGGCGAGCTGGACCTGCCCGAGGCCGACTTCGAGTTCGACGAGGACGATCCCCTCGCCTACCGGCCGGTGTTCTAGCGACAGCGCTCGGCGTTGGCGCCAACACCCAGCATCGGGGGCCCGGTCGGCAACATCGTGGCTGAGCTAAGCCCTGCAGCAGCAGGGGCTATGGACTAGTTAAGCTCGAAGCGAGTCCGAGCTTAACTAAGGAATACGGCCCGCGCAACCCTCAGCGCATCGAGAAGCTGCGATGTCAGCGGCTGCACCGATGAAGCAGCACGCGACTGCTTGACCCGGCTGACCCAACTCACACAGGCGTGCTCGAAATTCCCCGGCCGCGGCCGTTTCCACTCTGGAGCGGATTGGCGTCCGCTCTGGAGCGGATCGGCCTGCCAGTGCCCCTATGGTGGGGGCGCCAGGGGCGCCGTCACGATGTCCAGGTGCACGTCAGCCGCGGTCGGGTCAGCGACAAGCCCCGCCGTTGCAGCCCTGCGGCCGGCCTATACTCTGGAGTAACACACTATACTCTGGGAGTATGCAAGCGCTTGAACCTGGGATGCACGGGCTTCGACAGAGCGCGGGCTACCGTCTGGCCGCGGGCCAGGCGGTAGCGCAGAGTGCTCTCGCGCATGCCAAGCTCCCGGGCCCACGCCCGCAGCGACTGAATCCGACCTCGGTACTCGATGTTCTTCGCGGCGGCCATGCTCTCGCTCCTCTCCCTGTTCTACCCCGCGCCGCGCCCCGCGAACAGGCCCCGCTAGGGGTACTAGACAGCGGCCTACAGAGGCTCTGGATGGCGGGGTGCGCAGTCCCCAGGTCCCCGTCTGGCGCGGCGGCCGAAAATCTCGTCCCGCTAGCGCGATTTGGGGGTGGTGGGGTAGTGATTTGGGGGGTGGCGGGGGTCGATCTCACCACCCGATTTGGGAGTGGCGGGGGCTCGGGGCGGGGGCTCGGAGGGCGGCCCCGGCACCGCGATGCTGGAGTGCCCCTATGGTCGGGGCAGATGCACCGCTGAATCTTGCATCTCGATGATCATAACCCCTTGCCCTGTAAGGCCCACCATAACCCCTTCATCGTAGCCAACGTGATTGCTTGACTTATGATTGCCGCGACGCCGATGCTTGCTGCGAAACGACTTGCAGAACCTGTGTGCTGGTAGCAGGACTTACGCCGCCATAACACCTGGACGTTGCCGGAGGCAACGTCCCGCTCACGGGCACACGCCGAGGTCGAACGGCGGCCCTGCGGCAGGTGATCGAGGGGTGCGTCGAAGCGCCTGGGTGTGCGGGGGATGGGAGCGGAATGGGAGTGGATCTGAACGGGATTGGCTTCCCCTTCCTTCCCCCCTTCGGCCTCGGACCTGACAGGTGGATTTGAAACCTGGGGTAAGGATTGGCCGGTGGACGCCCACATCGGCAGCCGGCCGGGAGGGATAGGGAGAGGTGGAGGCCCCCATGAATGACCCGCACGACCGGCTGCACGACCGGCTCGCCTACGGCTTCGAGCTGCTCTCCGACGACCCTCCCGATGAGCCGAGCCTGGAGCGCCGACCCGACCCTCTCCCTCCTGACCCTCGGGGAGTACCGGCAGCTCCTACCTGGTCGAGGTGGTGGCGGACTGCTGGGGGGCGTTGGCTCCCTCTTGAGTCGTGGATTTGAAACCTGGGGTAAGGATTGGATGGTGGACGGGCGGTGATGACATTGGCCTGGACCTGGCCCGCCGGGGGTGCCACGGTCGGGGGCATGGACGACCTCGACGACCTCTTGGGACGAGTACCCGAAGCGCTCCGCGTGGAGCTTGAAGCCGTGGACTGCGGTCGCGCGCTCGACCTGGCCCGCCAGTTCGTCTCCAGCAACGAAGAGGACCAGGCCGGCATGATGGCCTTCATCGAGAGCGCTGGCCCGCGGCGGGTTCACGAGCTGAAGGTCAACCACCGGGACGGGACGCCGACTTCGGCTGATCTGGCAAGTTGGCCGTGCGTTTGAGACCTGGGGTAGAGCGCGCCAGCCAGCTGGTCCGCGCCCGCGCGGCGGGAGTCCGCGCTGACCTGCGAGTTAAGCTGTGGCTTACGAGACCGCTGGCGCCCCGACCATAGGGGCACCAGCAGGGTGGGATGGCCCGTACGGGGTAGTGGCCGGACCGGTCGGTGGTTACTCTGCTGCTGCTACAACGAGCGGGGTCGGCGTCGTGGCTTGACTGCGGCGCCGACTACGCCAGCTCCGCGAGCCGATCGATCGCCGAGCGGTGCCTGACGGCGACCAGCTCGAAGGTCCAGACCTTCTTGGCGGTGTCGTAGATCGAGCCTGCGCTCAGCCAGCAGCGGACCGGGGCATCGTTGGTCACGTCGATACCGACTACCGTGGCCGGGTGCCAGCCGACGCCACCGCCCCGGAGCGAGGTGTGCACCTCGACGCGGTCTCCGATCTCGTAGGGCGGAAGCTCGAAGGTCTCGTCGTCGATCGTGATCGTGCGGCTCATGCCAGCTCCGCGAGCTGGTCGATGGCTGGCAGGGGCCGGACGGCGGTCAGCGCGAAGTCCCAGACCGTGCGGCCGTCCGCGTCGTCCAGCCAGCATCGGAGCATGGGAGAGGCGTCGTTGGTGACTGCGATGATGCCGCCGTTGCCGACCGCGCTGACTCCGACGACCGTGGCCCGGCACCAGCCGAGGTGCGGGATGCCGAGGCCGGCCAAGACCTCGACACGGTCACCGATCTGGTAGGGCGGGACGGGAATGACCCTGTTGCCGATCGTGATCGTGCGGCTCATGCCAGCATCGCGAGCTGCTCGACCGCCGGCATGGGCCGGAGCCGGTCGGGCGGCACCGTCTGGACGCGGTCGATGTATCGGTCGCCCACGCCTCGCCCCGCCACCACGTGCGTGTTGCCGATCGCGACCACGCTGATTCCGCCGCCGCTCCCGTGCACGGGGAGTACGACGCCGACCACCATGGCCGGCGACCAGCCTGTGACCAGCTGGTCGCACGAGCTGTTACCGGCGTCCTCGAACCATTCGCGGTAGTGAAGCTGCACCCAGTCGCCGACCTCGTAGGGCACCTCGAAGGTCTTGTCCAGCAGCTTGATCGTGCGGCTCATGCCAGCTCCCCGAGCCGGTCGATCGCGGACCTCGGCCGAACATCGCGGGGAGCGAGGTCGATCTGCCGTGCTCCCGGGCCGTCCAGCCAGACGCGGACGTGGTTCAGGGAGACGCCGATGACGACGCCCGGCAGCCAGCCGAGCACCTTGCGCGCGGCGGCGTCGCTGTAAGCGTGGTGGACCTCAACCTGGGCGCCGAGGTCATAGCCCGGCGCCTCGTAGGTCTCGCCGCGGAGCGTGATCGTGCGGGTCATGGGACCAGGTCCGCCAGCCGATCGATCACCGAGCGGGGTCGGATCTCGACCGCGAGGTCACGAGCGTAGACAGTGCAGTACGTGCCGTCGTCGAGCAGAACCTCTGCGCCCAGTCCTGGGGTCTCGGGGTAGACGTTGCTGATCGTGGCGCGCCGCGGCGGCTGGGGGGCTGGCCACGTGCGGCAGAACCAGACGGGGTCGCCGATCGCGTGGCTCACGAGACCAGGTCCGCGAGCCGCTCGACAGCCGACAGTGGGTAGACCTGGTCCTCGGCCAAGGTCATCAGGAGATCGTGGGCGAGGTCAGGCCGCACGTGGTAGTAGCGGCCCTGGTGGTCCGGGTCCAGGCGCTTCATGATCTGGCCGCGGTGCCGGCCGGCCAGCAGGTTGCTGCCGCCGCTGTCCCAGGTCGGGACGTGGAACACGACGCGGTCGCCGACCTCGTAGCTCATCGCACCAGCTCGCCGAGCTGGTCAATCACGGGCAGGGGGCGGATCTGGTTCCCGGACACGGTCGTCCAGCGCCCGGTGGCGTTGTCGAGCCGTACCTTGTAGTAGACGTAGCTCCAGCCGCTCCCCAGGACCCGCATGACCGTGGCCCGGAACCAGGCCGGCCGGTTCCGCCACAGCGTTCGGAACAGGACGCGGTCGCCGACGTAGTAGATCTCCATGCCTACGTTCTACCCGGGGATGAAGAGGTAGCTGATCCCAACCGCCCAGATCGCCGCGACTACGACGGCGAAGACGCAGAGGGCCAACACGTCGCTCTTGGTGTCGGGGTGCACGCCTCGATCTTCGCGCAGCGGAGCCGCGCAGGCCAGGGTAGAACAGCTGGCGGGAGCACACCATGCACGACCGCAAGCTGACGTTCGGCGAGCTGGCAGTCGGCGAGCGGTTCATCTGCTGGCCGTCGTCTGGCGACAACTCCGGCCACGGCGGCTACAAGATCGCCATGCGCGTGTTCACCAAGATCTCGCCGGTCAGGCCGGCGCGAGCGCACCTCTACCGCGCCGACTACTTCGAGAACGGCGCGCGTGAAGGCGACGGCGTCCTCTCGCGCTTCACCGACGGCATGAAGGTCATCAAGCTCTGTCCGCCGGCGGGCGCCCGGGATGCAGTAACCCGGCTCGGGCGGCTGGCCGGCTCAGGCCAGCGCTGACCGCGGTCTAGTCGCGAACCAGGTCGGCCAGCTGCTCGACCGCGGACATCGGCCTGACCGCGTCGGCGCTGACGTAGTAGCCGTGCCACGTGTGCAGCTCGCAGTCCGGCAGAACGCACAGGCGCTTGGCGCGCGCCTCGCCGATGTTGACGCCAACGACCGTGGCAGGCTCCTCGTCGGCAAGACCAACGATCGTGCCCACCGCCGGATCACCGTGGCCGGCGCGGATCGCGACTTCCGTGAGCATGACCACGCGGTCGCCGATCTCGTACGGCACCTCCAGCGTCTCCCCGGCGATCCTGACCGTTCGCATGGCGCCTAGTCCTTCAGCTCCAGCTTGCGTACAAACACGTAGGACGGCCAGCTGGCGCCCCGGTCCTCGCGCCGGCACCAGGCGAACACGTCCGGGGCTGGTCCGTGAGGGTAGCTTGGCGGGATCTCGGTGAAACCGCCGCCGCGCTTCTCGCCCTCGGTCAGCGCTGCCTCGCGCGCCGAAGCCTCGGCCCGTCGCAGTCCGAGCAGCGTGGTGCGCGCGCCACGCTCGTGGAACACGCCGTAGACGTGGGTCAGCTCAGCCATCCGCGCTCTCCTCTGCTAGTGCGGCCAGCCTACCGACCGCCGAGTCGTCCACCCAGCCCAATGGATCGACGTAGACGGTGGCTCTGGGGCAGGAGCTGGTCGCCGGTCGCGGCTCCTGTTCGTGGATGCACACGGTGCGCGGTCCGCCGAAGCGGACGCCGCACGAACGAATGTAGGCATCGACGGCCAAGGCCAGCTCGTCGCCGGTCAGCCGAATGTACACCAGGCCATCGCCGCGGCGCTCAACATCCATCGGTCGCCTCCGCGAGAGCGGCCAGCGCATCGACGGCGCTGACCGGTTCCGTGCGCTTGAACCGCGGGTGCCGGTCCACCTGGGAACCGTCGTCCGCCCGTATGCGCGCGGTCCCGTCGTTGAAGACGTAGCGCACCCAGCCGTAGATCCACGGGTTGTCGTCGTCGTCGTCGGTGACCACGTACCAGCACCCATCCGGTCCGCGCACCCGGTCCCCCGCCTGGAACGGTACCGGCGTGTCCTGCTCGCGCCAGCGCACTCGATCGCCCGGCTTCAACTGAACGCCGCCCAGCCGCACGAGCAGGCCCTGGTGCCGCGCATGATCCCACCGCCCGTGCGGGCGAACGTCGGTCGCCCGCACCGGGGGCACGGGGCGCTTGAGGAGCGTCGGCGTCGGCGAGGCTTGGGCTGGTGATGGTGGCAGTAGCGCCCGTGGACCAGGCGTCGGCAGCGCCGACCTGAGCCGGCGGCGGTGCCCGCGCATTGGGTCGGGAGCTGGGTCCTCATGACCACCAACCCGCCCACGCGCCGAGCATCGAGAACAGGACGAGAGCCAGAAGACAGCCGCCGCAGCAGCCGAAGCCGATGACCGTCGTCGCCCGCTCGTCGTCGCTCGACTCAGGCGGGGTACCGTCGGGCTGCTCGCTCACCGTCGCGCACCGTGCAGCGCCCGCTTCTTCTCGCGGTTCTCCCTGTAGATCTTGAGCATACCGTTGGCCGACTCCAGGTCGATCTTCAGCCGGTCCCGCTCCAGGGTGAGCTGCCGGATCTCCTCATCGCGCGGGTCCTTGAGCGCGCCGTCGTTGTTGAACCGCTCCAGCCCGGCCGTCGCGCCGTCCCAGCCGTCCGCGCCTTCGTGCGTCATGCGCAGGCTGCGGTAGAGCGTGACGAGCGAGATCGGCCGCGCGGCGAGCCAGTCTGCGCGCGCCTCGTATGACCGGAGTCGGCCCTCCGCTGCAGCCGTGTTCGGCGTGACGACGCCCGACCGCGCGAGCGCGATCAGTGCCGCCTTGAGGTCGTCCTTGATCGTCCGGCGTCGATCGTTGGCGTAGGACATGCCGCCCATCGCGTGCACGAACACCTTGCCGTGCGCGTCGGGCAGCACCTCGCGAGTCCAGAACGCGCACTCGACGAGGTCGTCCCAGACCATCTGGAACAGCTTGTTGAACGACGTGGGCTTCGTCGGGCTCAAGTAGCGCAGCGCCAGCGCCTGTAGGGCGCCTTTGGGCTCGTACTGGATCTCCCAGCTGCGCTTCGGGCCTGCGGGCAGCTTGGCCGGCGGCTTAGCGGCCCTCTTCTTCTTCTTCTTCGTGGCCTTCTCGGCGGCCTTCTTCCTCTTCTTCGCCAGCAAGAACGCTTGGTGCTTCTTGCAGTTCTTGCACGTGACGTCGCCCACGACCGTCGTCGAGTTCATGGCGTACGCGTTGGCGCATCCGAACACCATCGGCACCGTCGCCGACTTGTAGTGCACCTTCAGTCCGTTCGGCCTTCCAGTGATGCTCATGCTATTCCTTCTCTCGTGCCAGATCGCCCAGCCGCTCGATCGCGTCCATCGGCCGGACGTCGATCACGCCGCAGGTAAAGCTGCGCTTCGGCAGAGCGTCCAGCACGATGCGCAGAAGCTGGTGTGGAGGCTTGATCAGGTCAATGCCGATGATGGTGGCCGGTCCGCCTATCGCCGACGCCGGTCGCCCATCGCCCATGCGCGGCATGAATATGCGCTTGTTGGTCAGGACCACGCGTTCGAGTAGCGCGACGAGAGGCAGCTCGTAGAGATTGCCTTGGACCGTGACCGCGCGCGACATCTTCACGCCACATCGCCCAGCTGATCGATCGCCGACTCGGGGCTCGCCCACGGGCCGCGCGTGGCCGGCGGCACGAACGTCAGCCCGCTCGGGCTTCCGGTGTCGGTGCTCACCTCCAGCAACCAGCCGTGCCCGATCCACGTCCGGTGGATGCAGCCATCGCCATCGGATGCGATCTGCTCCCAGTCCTTGCTGTCGATCCAAGGTGGCGGGCGCGGTGGCGTCGCCGGTATGGTCACCCGCGGCACCTGAGCTGGAGCCCGAGCAGGACCAGCGCAACGCCAGTCGTGAAGAACGAGATGTGCGCGTCTCTGAACTGACCGCCCACCGTGTAGCAGCAGATGAGCAACCAGCCGAGGCCGAGCAGCGGATAGACGGCCGGGTTGCGCCGCTCGTCGCTCATTCCGACCACCGCTCCAGGCCGCCGATGACCGCGCTGATCCGAGCGAGGTCGGCCTGCCCAGCCGCGACGACGTTGCGGATGGCCTCTTCGGCAGTGTCCCCGTGCTCTGCCCACCGGCCGCCGGACGAGTCAGGGTCGCCCAAGTACGCCGAGTAGTAGTCCGGCACCAGCTCGGCCAGCTGGTCGATGATGTCCGCCTCTTCGTCGGCGCGGCGCCAGTCCTCGTGCAGCTTGATCCGGCCACACGGCGAGACGACGTTGTAGTGCCAGCCCATGTTCTCGTGCACTCGGATCGTCCAGCCCTTGCCCATGCGCTTGGCGAGCGCGTTAGCCCGGCGCTTGGCGAGCTTGTACGCGGCCCAGGTGCAGTCGGCGCCGCACGCCGGCGCGCAGTAGATCTTGCCCTTGCGCCTGGCCTTCCAGGAGAGCTTCTTGGGCTTGGTCTTCTTCGGCCTGGTCTTCGTCGCTGGCATGGTCTCGCGTCCCTTCGCTCTCTTGGTTCTACCCCCGTCGCTGGCTGGCGGATTTGAAATCAGGGGTAAATCTCAGAAATCACACTTGGTTCGGGGACAGACGACGCCCTAGTGATCAGGAGACCTGATCATGACCGACTACTTCGAGGACGAGCCGACCGCGTGCGCGAGCTGCGAGACCTACCTCCCCAAGAGGCACATCGAACGCCGCAGCATCTGCGAGGGGTGCCGCCGCCTCTTCTGCCTCGCGTGCTTCCCGCGGCAGCGCGCTTGGCCGCCGCGGCGAGCGGATCTGTGCTGGGACTGCCGGGAGGCCGCCGGCCGAGGGTAGGCGAGGGTTGGCCGGGGCAGGGGCTGCCAGTCCCCGGTGGCGGCCGTTGGCTTGGTCCACCCGAGCACGACCCCGGCTTCACCCTCTCAGGTACCTGTCTCTACGTTCTACCCCGGTGCCAGCTCCGCGAGCTGGTCAATCACCGAGAGCGGCGCGACGTCCTCGACACCGCAGTGCCAGGCGCCAAGCCACGGGCCCGTGTCGAACCAGACGCACAGGCGGCGGTAGCGGTCGCCGGCGACGATGTTGACGCCAACGACCGTGGCCAGCGCCGCCTTGCCGTTGTGCGTCGCCATCACCCGGTCGCCGATCTCGAACGGCGGCACCCCGAACTCTCTCCCGCGAATCGTGACCGTCTTCATCTGTCCAGCCTCCCGAGCCGCGAGACGGCATCGGGCGCGAAGTCGCCGCGCGCCACGGTGACCACGCCACGGCCACGACCGCCGCACTTGGGGCACGGCGCCACGGTGACGGTCAAGTAGCCGCGGCGCTCCAGCGCGCGCATGGTCGCGGGGAGGGTGTGAACCCAATCGCAACAGCCGCCAGCTGGGAAGTATTCCTCGTCCCGCCCCGAGCCCTCCAGCCCGGCGTTGGCCATCTTCTGCCACTTGGCGATCCGCCCGGCGGCTACCCGCATGGACTGCGAGAGCTGCTGAACGCTCACGGCATTGCCGCGGCGTTGGCGCGATCGAGCGCGTCCCAGACCTCGTCCCAAGGAATCGTGATGATCCGGCCGTCCACAACCACGACCATGCCCGTCTTCTCCTCGTACCACCAGGCGTTCTCGTCAACGTGATGTGGTTCGCGCTGGAGCGGATCCATGCCGTGGTTCTACCCAAGTAGCGCCTAGCTTGGGCAGACATCTTCCGTTACCCCCCATGAGCACACCCATAAGGCTTTCGCGTCCCGATTCGTTACCCCACATGAGCAACTACGGGGAGACGAAGTGAACAACGAACGACCGAAGCTCGCGTGGACGTCCGACTGCGACTGCTCGCGGTGCCGGGACATGCTCCAGCGCGTCCACCGGGAGTGGGTCTGCCGCTTTCGCATGCCGGCCGTGGACTTCCTCACGGAAGAGTTCGGCCTGGAGCGGGTCGCGCGCATGATGGCCAACGAGCGCGACGCGTTCGAGGCCGCCGTCCGCGACATGATCGCCGGAGTCGTCTCCAGGCAGTGACTACCGCTTCATCACGACAATCGTGTCCAGCTCCCAGGGCTTCTCGCCGACGGGGTTCTTCAACCAGGCGCACAGCTCCTCGACTCGCTCGGCCAGCGTGCAGCCGTCCGCGTGCACGAACTCGTCCTGCTCGCAGTCGGGGCACCAGGTGAGGTCAAACGCGTGGCGCTCTAGGATCAGGCCAAGGCCGGTGTCGCGTGCCACGGCGACGCTCAAACGGATGGCTTCCTGTCGGTTCGGTGTGCTCATGACCCCGTTCTACCCCGACCGCGGCAGAGCGGGCCGACCGCCGCCCCGCCAGAGGACAAAGGCCGTTAGTAATCCCGCACGCGGGGTAGAACGAGGGCATGCGCGCGATCCAGCTGACCCCCGGCCCTCTTCGCAAGTCCGGCCCCGGTTGCCGCACCAAGCGGTGCACGATCGAGCTGGACCTGGGGGCGTTCGACGCGCGACTGCGTAAGGCAGCGCTGACTGCGGCCGACTGGCACATCAACACGCTTGCGGCTGAACCGGGAGCGCACGGCGCCGCGCTGTCCGAGCGCGACCGCCTGAGCACGTGGTGGTGGCGGCACCTGGCCATCGGCATCGCCGACCCGAGCGGCTGCACGGTGATCTGGCACGGCTGGTACTTCCTCACCGCCTCGCCGGGCTCGCGCAAGATCTGCGCAATCCTTCTCGGCGAGGAGACGGACGACGCCATCCTTGACCTGTTCGACGGGCGCGTCTCTCGCGAGGGGCGGTTGGCTCGGGCGCGAGATGCGCTGAAGGCTGCGTGGGACTCACGCTCGACGGTAGTCGATAGGCTGGGCTCCCTGCTTTCGGAATCGGGGGTAGAACAAGGGACATGACCAACCTCGACTACTGCAAGCTCGGCTGCTGCTCTTGCGCGAAGTGCTCCGAGTGCGAGCAGCCCGTGCACGGACACGCCACCGGTCCCGCGAAGCACGAGGACGGCGAGTGCCCCGACTGGATGGACGTGCCGATGCCGTTCGCGTTCCCGCTCCAGTGCGCGAACGGACGTTGGGAAACGAACGAGCAGGGGGGCAAGGTAAAGCGCGGGTGCACCGTAATGGGGATGCACGGCGGCCCGTTCCCCAAGACGCCGCGCCAGTACGTCAAGGAAGCCGAGGAGATGGGCTGGACCTGCGAGCTGATCGGCAAGAAGGCGAAGTTCACCTGCAAGAAGTGCCAGGCATGAGCGAAATCGACGAGCGCATCGAACGCCTGCTCGCCGCCGCCGAGCGCCTGGAGCGGCGCGCGGCCGAGATCCCCGCGTGGCAGAAGGGGACCATCGTGTTCGCAGAGCTGGACCAATGAGCCGCACGCCGCGCACGGTTCGCCTGCTCGGAGTGGACATGCCGGTCCCGTACTACGAGATCGGCGAGCGCGTCGAGGTGCGCAGCTACCAGGGGTGGACGCCGGCCCTGGTCATCGGCATCAACCTCCTACCGACGATACGCGACCAGCACCTGAGCATCCTGCTCGATGGCCGGGTCACGCCTATGGGCGTGCCCATGAGTGCCGTGAGACCACTGTCCGCCGTTGAACAGCTGGCGGGGCTGGCATGAGCACCAAGCTCTCGCCGGCCATGCAGCGGGCCATCGACTTCCTGCCGCAGTTCTTCGACCACCAGCCCTACCCGGCGGTCGTCGGCCTCGACATCATCGAGAGCACTGCGCGCGCCCTGGAGCGCCGCGGGATCGTCACGATCACCTACCAGCAGCTGGCCGCGTCCCGCCGGCCCGTCATCCGCCCCGAGAACTTCCACCCGGACGCCATCTCGCGCCTGGGCGCGCTGTCGGAGCGGACATGAAAGCCGCCCGCTCGTCGGTGGACCAGCTAGCCGACATCGGCCGACGCGAGATCGCAATCGCCGCGCTGCTCGCCCGCGTGAAGACCGGCGAGCTGACCAGGGAACGGCTAGAGCTGGCCGCCTACCTGGGCGACCCGATCGCGCGCGGGGCGCTCGGTAACGTCATCGACCGCGAACGCGACTCTCTCGACGTCTGGTGCCAAGAGTTCCGCCGCCTGGCCACCGCTTGCGGGTTCGAGTGGATGGCGGCCATGCGGGCTTCGCTGGCCGCGGCGCACGAGGTGTTCGATGCGTGGCACGACTCACCTGCCCGCGACTGCGGCTGCCCGGCTGACCCCGGCATCCACGGGTGCATACCGCAGCCCGAGACCGTGAGGGACGTCTCGCGCGTACTGGACGCTGCCGAGTGCTACGCCGACGAACCAAGCAGAGTGGCCGAGAGAGTGTGGAGCAACGCCTGCAACCAACTGGAGTACGAGGATCTGTCCGAGTGGTTGCCGGTGCCCTACGTCAACGCGCGGCGCTACATGACAGACGTCGTGTCGTCTGCTGACCTGGCCTACGAGCCGCACGTGCGCTTGGCCATTCGGAAGGATCTTGTGCCGTGGGTGCTCAACGCCTGGGTGGGCCCAGGATTCGAGATCAGGGGTAGAACAGGACCATGAGACTCTCGACCGCGGATCGCGGACTCACTCACCTCATCGTTCGCAGAGACCACATCCTCTGCACGATCTGCAAGACGGCCATACCGATCCACCCCGGCGACGGGACTCCTTTGGGCTCCTACCTGATGGCGCTCAAGGGGGCGATACTCGGCCACCCCGTCAAAGAGCACACATGCCCAAGGCCCTGACCGAAGGCATGAAGTACAGCCTGCGCAAGCTGTCCAAGGCCGACCCGAAGAGAGGCCGCACCGCGCGCGGCATGGGCGCGAAGTCATCGATTGCCCAAGCGCTAGTGCACCGCGGCCTCGCCGAACGCTCCTGCCTGGACGGCGACCGCGACACCTACTGGATCACCGCGAAGGGGCGCAAGGCGGCCAACGCCCTGCTCGGGATCGGCGAGCGCTGGGAGCAAGGCATCCCCCACGATCCGCGCTCGGAGGAGATCATCAGGGCCATGGCCAAGATCGACTTCGAGGAATGCGACGACTCGTTGCAGATCAACGTCGGCGGCGACGGGGACAACGGCGAGACGATGATGTACATCCTCGACTGCTACTTCGCCCGGCGCGACTGCGAGGGGGGATCCGGTTGAGCGACACCTCCCTCAAGCGCGCCATGCTCCAGTTCTGCGCCGGCGGCGCGTCCGGGTTCTCGGTCGATGAGCTGGAGCGGATCGCCGACGCGGCCCGGGGCACGCGCCAGGCAAAGGAGAATGCCGACAAGACGCGCGAGGCCGAGGCCGACGCCGAAGAAGCGCAGCGCCACATGGGCAAAGGCTGGACACACGTCCGCCTCGTGCTCAACAAGCGCGACGAGGACACAACCTTGTGGGAGTACCCGGTCACGGTCGCCCTCTTCGCCCCGCCGCGCGGTTACCTGCTGCACGTCTTCGAGGGCCCGACCGAGCACGGGACTGCCCAAGCGCTCTGCGGAGAACTGCGAAGCGCGACGCTGGAGCACGTGCGCGACACCTTCGTGGCGGTGACCGCGCCGGTGCGCCGTCTCGGCCGTGGGCGCTACGGCTTTGGCCTGAACTTCTGCGAAGCCTGCGTTCGCAGCCGCGCGCCCTACACGCTGCGCTGGCTCCCGCCGCAGCCGAAACCGGTTGATGACTTCCTCGCGCGGCAAGCGGCAGCGGCCGACCCGGACTGCGACATCTGCGATGGCGTCGGACTCGTCGGCGATGACGGTACAGCGTGCGCGTGCGTTCGGATGAGGAGCAGCTCGTGAGTTACTTCTGGGAGCACGGCGGCGACCTGTCGCGTCCGCCCGAGCAGAACGAGCTGAAGCGCCGTCGCCCTTGGGGCGACTACTGGGAATCGGGCGCGCCGAACGCGGAGACGGCCCTGGAACTCTTCTGGCTCAAGTGGCATCGCAAGACCGGCAAGGAGTACCCGCGCACGCCGCCCAAGGGCAAGGCGGCACCGGCCGTCGGGTTCGTCGGCAACCGGGTGAGCGTATCCCGGCGGCCCGATCACCACGGCGAGAAGAAGAAACAGGACGCGAACGAATGACGCCCAAGCAGCAGCTCGTAATCGAGGAGCTGGCGACTGGCGCTGTCCTGCACCCGCCGAACTACACCTTCTACGCGACCGGGTTCCTGACCAGCGCGTCCGACACGTGGAAGAACAGATCGAGGGCAGCGCAGCGCATCGCGGACACGACGCGAGATGCCATTCGTCAGCGGCTCTGCGCCCTGTGCCGGCCAGGCGCGCGCCTGTCGGACGTGGTCTTCGTCCACCCGGCCACCGTAAGCGCCCGCCTCGCCGCGGGCTGGGTCAAGGCTCACCACACCGATCGCGACGTGAAGCGCTACGAAGAAGCGCGGCGGGAATCGTGAACGCTAACCAAGTGGCCGCAGAAGCGCTGGGCGTGGCCCACCAACAGGTCCAAGCCCGCAAGCTGCTCGGGTATCCAGCTGCTGTGCTCACCCTGCAAGAGCTGCTGGCGCACGCTTGGCTGTGCGGCGCCATCGACGTGCTCACGGCGCAGGCCAAGGCGCCCCAGCCGTGACCGCACTAAAGGCCGGTCTCATGTGGTCTACGCGCCACCGCACGGATCGGAAGACGCACGTCTACCTGAATGACGCGTCCGTCAATCCGATCTGCAACGCGCCGGGCGCAGACCGGCTTCTGTGGGACGCGGACGAGGCGACCGAGACGCCGGCCGAGCTGATAGAACGAATCGAGCGCACCGACGCGGACCGGCTCGTCTGCCGGACGTGCCTGCGATCACTGAAGGCGCGGTTGCGATGACCACAAGCGAACGGTGGGGCGGATTCAGCAAGCGGGGCATGGGGAAGCTCAGGCTGGGCTGGTGGCGCCTGCTACTGCCGGCGGTCGCGGCCCTGCTGATCCTTGCGATAGCTGCCATCGTGAATGCGGTCTGGCCATGCACCTGATCACCTTCGGGAACCGCACGCTGTCGCTGCGCCAGTGGAGTCAAGAGACCGGCATCAACGTAAGCACGCTCTACTCGCGCGTGAAGGCCGGCTATTCGGCCAAGGAGCTACTCGACCCGAACTCTGGGCGGCGTCGCCAGCTGGCCGCGCTCGCCGAGGGGCGCGTTGCGTCCGAGAAGCTGCTGACCTGCGGCGGCGAGACCATGACGATGGCCGAGTGGGCGCGGCAGACCGGCATCCAGAAGCGAACGATCCGCGAGCGGTTGCGCGCCGGCTGGACGGTAGAGAAAGCGCTCGGTCGCGCGTGAGCGTCCTGACCGTCACGGTACGGCGATCCGACCACGCCATCGTGGACGCGTGCCCGAGGTCATGGGATGGCCCTGTGGTGATGAGCCTGCGCCTGCCGGACGACGACCACGTTCACGTCGGCAAGCGGCACGTCTCTTCCCGCCTCTACGAAAACCGCTTCTCTTCACTGTGCGGCAAGTTCTGGCGCGGCATCTGGGGATTCCCCACCAACATCGAGCCAGCTGTCCGAACGCTCGCGGAATGCAATGACCCCTGCCCGACCTGCGCGGAGAAGCTGGCCGAGCTGCGCGATCCGATCACGCGCTTGGGGGACCTGGCATGACCGCGCCGTGCGAGGACACGAAAGTCACGTTGGGCTACCTGCAACCAGACCACCATAGGCTGCACGTAGGCCAGTGGCAGCACGGCGTGGGGAACGTCGCGTTGTGCAAGCGCTACCCCATCGAGGGGACCTGGGGCTCGCCCGTCACTCCCAAGGTGGCGTGGCGCAACATGCAGCAGCGCAGCACGCGACCGGTCTGCGCGACCTGCCGCGACCTGCTCGTCGCCATGCTCGACCCGGTCACCAGACTCGGGAACCTGACGTGAACGTCGCGCTGGGCATCCCCTTCCGCTACAGCGAGGACGACGCGAGCCTGCACGCGGGCTTGCGTACACAGGGCGGCTACGTGGCGCTCTGCAACGACATGGACGAGATCGACTTGCGTTACGGCGGCTGGGGCACCTGGGCAGCCGAGATCTCCGTCGAGGTGGCGGCGCGACGACTGCGCGAAGCCGATGAGGCGAGGCCGATCTGCCGGACCTGCCTCGCGCGCCTGCAAGACCTGCGCGATCCGGTCACGCGGCTGGGCGAGCTGTCATGAACCGGCCACCGCGCGACCGCTACAACGACTGGCGAGCCAACACGGCAGCGCACGTACCCGGGCCGCCCTCGGCCGTAGAACGCCTGGCCGCTCTCGAAGATCCTGTGATCGCAGCGCGCATCAAGGCGTGGGACGAGCACGTCAACTTCGGAAGCCTGTACCGCGCCGAGTTCCCGCAGCGGCGCACCGGCCAGCGCTGACCAGGGTAGAACACACGCATGAACCGCACGATCGACATCGACGGCGAGCCTCACGAGATACCGCCGTACGCGTTGGGCGACCGCGTGCTGTACCACGGCCGACCGGCCACGATCGTCGGCGTCAACCTGCTCGGGCTGTCGGCGCAGCGGTTGCGCGTCTGGCTCGACGCCAATCGACGGGGAGCGCGGCCCTACTCCAACGGCTTCACCTGCAGCATCGAATCGGTCGCGCCCATGCCGGCGGTGGACCAGCTCGGGAGCCTGGCGACATGAGTCCTGCCAAGCTACGCGCGGCTCTGAGCGTCGTGAAGCGGCTGGCCCAAGCGGCTGCCGCCGGCGCCCCGGTCGATCAACTGGACAACCTCGCCGGCCGCGCCATCCAGCACCTCGGCGCCTTCCGCAACTCGATCCGGGTGAGCCTGGTGCACCGGCGCTCGGTCCTGGCCGAGATGGGCTACGACGGCTCGGCGTGCCTCGACACGGGCGGCGAGCTGACCGAGGACGCGGCCCGGGTTACCTGTCCTAAGTGCAAGTCCCACAATGATTCTGGGAATTCCGTGTAGAACTTTGGGCCAGCGTTGTTGGCGGGGTTGGAAAGAGAGAACCCCATGACCGAGACCATGACCGAGACCAACCTGCTGATGATCGACGGCTGCTACGTTGTCCCCGGCCGCGCGGCCGTCACCGGCGCGCGTCCCATGCGCGACCAGGTGTACCGCCTGCCCACCAGGATCGAGCTGCATCTCAGCAGCGCCCCGCTCAAGGGCTTCGCCAAGAAGATCAAGGCCGCGGGCGGACGCTACAGCGAGTGCCGTGGCGACAGCAACTTCAAGCGCTTCGTGACCATCCCGACCGCCGAGGTCGAGCTGGCCGACGCTCTGATCTCCGCTGTTGGCCACAAGCGGACGACTGCGGTAGTGCGCTGCGGCTACAAGGATCACGTGCTCAGGATCGGCTCGATGGCCGAGGCTCAGGAAAAGCTCGACGCCCTGCACCGCGCCTGGGCCACGATGCGCGGTCGTCTGGTCACCGAGGCCGATCTGGTCGCCGACGACGAGCGCGTCGAGCGCGAGAAGCACAACCGCACCTGCGAGCGCCTGAAAGACGCGCTCGACCGGTCACTGGGGCTGATCGCGGATACCGGCGTCGCCTTCTCCTGCGAGGAGCGCAAGGTCATCGACGCCTTGATCGCACGCGCCGGGAAGGCCAAGCGCTAAGAAGACATGGGTTGTTTCTTTCCAAGCGCGGGCGGTCAGGATGGTCCTGGCCGCCCGTGTCTCCTTCGGAGCCCCGCGTGAACGAGACCGATCGCAACACGCGCCGTCAGATCAAGCGCTGTCACGTCATGGGGCTGAAGTCGGTTTGCAAGGCGACGGGCCTGACCGAGGAAGAAGCTCTGGCCAGCCTGAAGAGGCTGATCAAGGCGGGCGAGGCGTTCAAGAAGAAGCGTAAGGGCGGCTACGTCGTCTACAGCGCGTACAGGTAGGAGCAGCATGGACAGCCGCACGTTTCGCCTCTACGTCATGAGAACCCAGCAGGCCATGCAACAAGTGGCCGACGAGTTCGAGGTCGGGGGTTTGGAATTCGATGACCACCTGACCTTCTTTCTGGCAGAGCACGTCGAGGTCACGGGCGACTCCCCGCCCGAGGTCGAGCCGCTGCCCGATCAGGCCCTCGCGATTCTGGAGTCGCTGCTGAGAGCCGGGCCCCGCATCATCGACTCGGCCTGGGCCCAGGCGGACATCTCCTACCTGCACGAACGCCAGCTGATCCGGCCGATGGAGGGCACGACCGGAGCTACCGTATGGCAGCTCACGCGCGCCGCGCAGAACTACGTCACCGTCGCGCCCAAGGAGGGCTAACGTGGCAACGCTACTGGAGAAGGCCGAGAAGCTCGGCGCGAAGATCGGCAAGAGAAAGCTGTGCGGTTACGCGGTCTACCGCATCATCTGTTCAGCGTGCCCGAAGCTAGGCACACGGGAAGGGCAGGTCGGCACCAACTACTCCAGCGCGGACATCCGCACCGCCATGAATGATCACGCGCGCGGCCACATCGACGGCGCGAAGGCGTTCAGGAAGCCGGAGCCGCTCAAGCGCGAGTGCACGCTCAAGCACTACCAGGTGGCGATCACGCCCGACCAGTACCTCGCAATCGAAGCCTACGACCGGGCCAAGGGCAACTACGTTTTCCAGCGCACCGGACTGGCTGCCGAGCTGGACGAGCTGGATGGCGTGAACGACGCCGACTACAACGGCCACTTCGGCGCGTTCGTTTTCCTGCAGATCGAGACGGAGCATGACACGCCGGCGCGCTGGGAGGAGATCGAGAAGCTGATCCGGCAAGCCGTTGCGCACAGGGAACCGAAGGTCGGCGATGTCCTCCCGCTGCGCATTCGGCCGGCGTGGGAGAAGGGACACCGGCCAGCTGGCGGGGGCGATGTAGGAACGCTCGTGAAGGTGACCGAGGTCCGCCCAGGCGACACCGACAAAGCCAGGTTCGTCGTCACGACCGAGGACGGCGGACAGACGTGCGTTCCTCTCGCGTTCCTCGTGGACCTGGAAGCATGAACCTCACGACCTTCGGCGCGCTCCCGCGCGGGGCGATCTTCTTCTACCGCTCGCGCTTCTACGAGAAGCGCCTCATCGGCTGGCTGCACGGCGAGAACGAGCGAACCGTCGGCGCGCGCGCCCTGCGCGGTCCGATGATGCGCGACCTGAGCCCGGACGCGCCCGTCTGGATCGAGCCGGGCGAGGCTGATCGGCAGGAATACGACCGCGGCCGGGACGAGAAGCGGGGCCGGGGCTGGCCATCATCCACCCCCGCGCAGCCGTGAGGGCCGCTCCAGCGCGTTAGCACGACACGCGGCCCCTCCAAGCGCCGTTAGCGCGCTGGCGGGGCCCCCGCGACGCCCAGGACCCGTTTCCTGCGCACGACCGGCGCCTAAAGCGCCCTGTACAGCCGCAACGTCTCGCGACCGCGCCCGTACCGCTCCAGGAACACCGGCAGCAGCCTCCCGATGGCTGACTGATCCCGGCTGTGCTTGGCGTCGGCTAGCGCAGCCACCAACGGATCCTCAATCGAGAACTGGATGGCGTCCAGCAGCGCCTCGGCGCGGCTGCGCCGGATGTTCTGCAGCCGGGCCCCCTCCATCGCGTGTGTCCCCTGCGGCGGACGCTTGTGCTTCTTCATGAGCACCTCCTACTGGGTAAGGGGGGTCGGGATCAGCCCGCGGAACCAGAAATCTGGGATTCACCTGTAGAACTTCCGGCCAGCGTTGTTGGCGCAGTTGGAAAAGGAGGTCCCATGAAGCTGAAGACTCTCAAGATTCGCGAGCTGCGACGTATCCTGCGCAAGCACGGCCTTGTCATTGCCGCCACCGGCAAGGGCAGCCACCGCGCGGTGCTGGACAAGAGCGGCAAGCGCGTCGCGACCATCACGGCGCACGGCAACGCGACCGAGATGTCTAAGTCGGTGCTCCGGCAGTTCTTCCGCAACGTGGGGATCGACCCCGAGGCGGTGCTCGGGTGAGCGTTACGGAAAGGTGTGTAGAACTTTCGGCCAGCGTTGTTAGCGCGGGTAGAAGGAAAGAGACAACCATGACAACCACCACGATCGCCGACCTGTTCGCCATCGAACCGACCTACAAGTCCAAGTCGGGCACCGGCCGCACCTGCAAGACCGTCCAAGGCTACAAGCTGGTCGGTCCCGTGCCCGCCGGCATCTTCAATCGGTACTCCGGCAAGAAGTCGCCCTGGTCCGACCTGAACAAGTGGCAGTGCTGGGCAACGGGCAACGAGTCCGATCTGCCCCAAGGCTGGCGCGGCTACTACCGTTGCCAGACGCCAATCGACGCCGCGCCGGCCCAGACGCTCGATTGGCTCGTGCGAATCCTCGGCGCGGACGGCGCCCCCGCAGCCGCGGCCGAGTTGGCCCGCCGACAGGACAATTCCGAGACCGCGACCAAGGCGCAGGCTGCGAGCGAAGCCGAGCAGGCAGCGCTGACCAAGCGCGTTCGCGAGACGCTCGCCGCCGCCGGCTTCACGCAAGCCGAGCTGACCCGCGTGTCGGTCTCGCTGAGGGCGGAACAGGCATGATCTTCTCAACCCTGGACTTCTCGACGCCCGGTGACGCGGTTCCCAAGCTCAGGCTGGGCTCGCCCGCGCAGTTCCACAACAGCGTCTCCACCTACACCGTCGTCAAGGTCACCCCGAAGGGCGGCACGGCCGTACTCCGGCGCGACCGCGACGGCAAGGAGGTCAAGGTGAAGCGGGCGCGCGTCAGCCGGCGCAGCATCCCGGCCGAGCTGGGCCTCTCCGACGTCACGCCGCGCTACCACGACCACCTGGGGAGGCAGGTACGATGAGCCGACTGCGCTCGCGCGACCCGGTCCACTTCTGCCCCGTCTGCGGCGTCAACTGGAACAAGCACCCGCGCGCCGCCGACAGCACCAAGGATCTGCGCAACGGACCGTGCAACCCCTCCGTGCTGCGGGGCATCGACGCGGCCAACACACGCGCCGCGCGCAGCGACGACATCGCCAGTGACAAGGCGTGGTACCCGGAACCGCGCGACTACCACGTCAGGCTCCGCGACGGGTTCCGCATGATGGGGGCAGGCGCGTGAAGAAGCCCAACAAGCCCTGGCGACGCGGACAACGCCTCGGTCCCGGCCTGATCGATCTGAGCGAGGGCACGCTGCCCGCGCACCAATACACCTGGAACTGCTGCCTCTGCGGCAGCAGCAACAAGGCGGCCTTCAAGGGCGTGAGGCCGCTGCCCGGAATATCGCGGAACAGCGAACCGGCCATCTGCCCGACCTGCCTGGCCGAGCGGGGCACCGGCCACTACTGCGCCGGCTGCGACAAGCCCCTGGTTGACTACAACAAGAAGACCGAGCCCGTGGGACTACCGGACGGCGCTGGCTGGAAAGCCGAGCTGGAGGTCGGCGGTCGCTTCACGGTTCATGTCTGCGCTGGCAGCGTTGAGTG